CTGTGACATCTCTATCACTGTTCAGAAATACACACCTCCTGTGCAAAAATACAGATCTTGACAGGGGGTGTTTGAAATTCTACCTCCGTAGCAGGCTCCGCCGGGGCCAAGGGGGCAAGCCAGGGTGAAGTGTATCTATAGATAATAGATGTTCCCGGCCCAAACTGCCCCTCGCCCTTCAGAGGATCCTCCTCTCTTCCTGCGTCTGATCCTGCACTCTTCAAGCACTGATCAATTACCCAACGGTTATCGACGAACAACGCCTGCGTTGTGAGGAGCCATTCCTATGCAAACCTTAATGCTAACCATCCAAGACAAAGCAACTCCTGTTGCTATCCAAGTGACAGACTGGGCCTTCAGAAGATTCAAACATCTCCAAGAAGTAACTCTTACCGATCCTTCTGTTCCTGATCGAATCATTGGTATTGATGAAGACCGAGATTGGGATTCTCTGAACCATGATGAACAGAATGATCTGATAGATGTCTGGTCACAGCATTTTCCAATGGGACCATAATCATGCCTGAACTAAAACCTACTCTCAGAGATCTTCTTCAACAGATCAAAGACTGGGAAACCAAAACCAGAAGAGAATTGGCAGCATATGAGATGGCTGAGAATCTCCTGAAGGATGCCTAGCAATAGGTTCTTTTGATAGACACGAACACAATCTCTGTATGGGTTTAGAGCTACCCTCGCTCCGGAGATTGTTCGCAGGTTTAAGGCATGAGTTTTCCTGAAGTTCAGAAAAAACCATGTCACCAATTCATACTCTGGAGCGTATATTTGCCCTTTATACGCTACACCGTATGCAAAAATTTTCATTGATGATTTTGCACATATTGTCGAGGGTGGAGGGGTTTGGTGGTGACTACACTCCTATGTCAACCCACCCCCCCGGTCTTCAATCTACACACATTGATACCCCCCCATATTTCATAGGTACACGCATCCCCTCATACGTACACTCCTAGCTCATCCACTCGCGTTGCTCGTACTGGATCCATCAACCCAGCATAGGAGATATATCATGGGCATGTTCAAATCCGCACAGCGTTTCGTTTCCACCACCTTCGACATCGGTACTGAGGTGGTAGAGTCCGTAGGACAAAGCGTCTCTATGGCCACCACATATGTGGACAACAGGGCCAAGGCACAGAAGATCAGTGATCGTCAGCTTGTCATCGACTCACTTACTGAAACCCTCGCACCCATCCGTGAGAAACTGAATACCGACGAGGCATATGCTGCCCTCTACGCTGAACTCGAAGCTGAGTTCGACAAGTAACAACTGCGTCTCTCCACTCAACCGAGTGGGGAGGCGTAACCGTTCCCCAGATAGACCGAATCTACACACGTAGATGACTGAAGTTTCCCTAAAGACTGACCACCTAAGCGAAGCGTGGTGTGAGCGCAGCGAACTTTTGGCAAACTCCCGTTGGTCGTATCGAACCAATTCAACTCAAACCAAGGAGAAATACCTCATGTCCATTCAAGTTTCGAAACTGACCGACAACCGCACTCTGGCACAGATTCACTCTCAACTCATGAGTGACATCACTGCTTGTGACAACATGATCGACCCTGATGATGCAGAACAGGGATACCAAGATGAACTCATCTCCGAAATGGAAGATATGTGTGAACAGCTTGGGATGATCGAAGAGGTCATGTCCCTGAAATATGCAGTGGACTGTGACTGCTTCTACACTGGAGGAGATCATCAATGATCCACCAATACCTCTTCTTGGGGCTGGTCAGCATTCTGCTGATCAGTCTCTTTTTCCCTATGGTCGAGACTGCAATTGACCATCAACTCACCATGCAACTGAACCAAGTGGAGAAACTCCATGAGCAACGTCCATAACATCGAACAAGGATGCACAGACTACACTTTCGAAATCGGAGAACATCGTTTCCGTGCATCCTTTCTTTGCCACTTCCAGATGATCGTCTGGACAAACATCACCACAGGAGTTGGTGACGAAATCAAACTCACCAGACCTTTTGCATCGAAAACACCTCATGAATCATTGGTGCGAAATGAGGTTGTAAACCACCTCGATGAACTGGAACTTCTTAAATCTGATCAAACCTAAACAGGAGATACTTACAATGATCCGTTTCCCTAAGAAAACTGCACCGAGAAACTTTGATTCAGTGACAGCACTGAAATCCATCGACGAAGAGATGACTGATATCCTGTACTACCTCTCTACAGAGAAGAAGATGGAGCCACAGGATATCATCGACAACACTGAGCGTCTGCATGAGCTTGCTATCAAGCGTTCAGTGTTGGTGGAGTTCATTAAACACTTCAGTACCACTGAATGGAGACCGTACAATGAAGTCTGAACGGTTCCCACCATTGGTGAGCCAAGAGGAACTGGATGCTGACGCATCTACTACTCTCTTTTCTCGGATCATCAGGATGACTCAAATGTTGAGAAACTCCCGTTGGTCGTTTTGGCGGTGACATGGTGTCATCGTCGTCAATAGCTATGAAATGAAGGAGAAACTCTCATGGCATTCAAACTCGCAACCAACCGCAAGCCTGCAAACACTCGTACCTCGGTGGCCAAAGCCGATGAGGACGAATTCGCTGGCATCTGGATCAACGTCGGTGTGATCACCGAAGAAGAAGACGGCGAAGGCAACGTCGTCGAGAAGTTCAACCGTCTGCCTCGTGGCATTGCGGTGAGCGATCTTCAGGATCACCGTCTGTACGCCAACTCGGCTGAACGGAATCCCGAATGGGCCGAAGAGGCGACGCTGGTCAACCAGATCATGAACATGATCCGTGAAGCTGGCCTCGAACTGGAGGAAGGCGAGTCCAAACCCGTCAACCTCTCGGTGCAACTCTACCGTCGTCAGGAGCAGGTTGCAGCCGCTCCGATTCCGACTGCGGATGAGAGTGATCTCAAAGCGAAGCTCTTCGCTTAACCCATTCCCGGCCCACTCTTCAGTGGGTCGGGATACTACTTCAAGGTTGCAAACTTGAAGCGGAGCGCACGCCGAAAAGGTGCTAAGGACGATGTGACTGGTCCTGACACCCAACAGCAGTCATATGTTCCTCTCTCAGCACTCTTCACAGAGCCTGCTGGGAGGGGAATTTCTTTTTCACCACTAAGTTCAACTCATCAACTTGACTGAAACCTAAAAAGTTCAGGAAGTTGGTGACAAATATGGCACAGATAGACCTGAATCTGTGACCTATACGACACACATCAGACAGCCCTGAATGACTGACTCTGCGTCCCGTTGGTCCTTTTGGCCTGTCGGCCATGACTGAAAAGTGAAGTTCAACTTTTATGGTCGAAATGACTAAACCAAACAGAAACATAACTGGAGCGTAAACCTATGACAAACGTCCTAGAAACTGCACAGAAACCTATCATGGGTTTTCGTGACGAGTATCGGTGGCTGAGTAACTTTTACCATGCACCAATCACTGTCACGGGCTTCGAGTATGACAACACTGAAGCAGCCTATCAGGCAGCCAAGACCATCAACATCCAGCACCGTGAACAGTTCAAACACCTCACTGGAGCACAAGCAAAGAAACAGGGTCGCAATGTGATCCTGCGTCATGACTGGGACTTCGTGAAGCTGGAGATCATGGAACTGGTGCTGCGTGCGAAGTTCATGACTCATCCAGATCTTGCACAAAAGCTCAAGGACACTGGCAGCCGTGACATCATCGAATTCAACACTTGGGGTGACACCTATTGGGGTCAGATCAAGGACAGCAAAGGAAAACTCGTGGGTGACAACATCCTCGGGAAACTGCTCATGAACATCAGGAGTGATATCAAATGACCGAGCATACCAACATGATTGAGGCACAGAAGAACCTCGAAGAACTGTTCAACCGGAACCAACTGATGGATGTCCTGCGTGATCAGTTCTCACCTCTGTCTGAGGATCCATTCAAAGTGGATGTACTCTGTCAGATCTACCTGCACAAACAGGCTGACATTCCTACCATGGTGGGACTGTTCAGCCCCAAGTGGGGAGAACCACAGGATGTGGCAGAGATGCTGAAAGAAGCAGTGGAAGAAGATCTCCTCGACTTCGACATGGAGAGCAAACGCTTCATCATGAAGTACGAGATCACTCAGGACGTGGAAGACATGCTTGCACGTTACCAGTTCCCATTGCCCATGGTGGTGAGACCCAACAAGGTCAAAGACAATCATATGGGATCTGGGTACTTCGACCGGAAAGGTCGTATCGTCCTGAATGGATCTGATGTCTTCGATGAAGAAGATGTCTGTCTCGATCACATCAACCGCATGAACTCAGTGGCACTGACACTGAACATGGATGTGATCGCTTCGGCTGAAGGTCATATGATCATCCCGAAGAGAAAAGTGGGTGAAGGATTCGAAGAATTCCAGAAACGTCAGAAACAGGCTCAAGTGTTCTATGAGACATCTCTCGATGTCATGCGTGGGATGCACACACTGGGCAATGAGTTCTGGCTCACCCACAAATATGACCGTCGTGGTCGCAGCTATGCTGTAGGCTATCACATCAACTCTCAAGGCACAGACTACAACAAAGCTGTGCTGGAACTGGCCAAGAAGGAAAAGGTCAATGGGTGATCATCTATACTTCCCACTGAAAGCTCTTCGTGAACTCATGAACCCTGAGTATGTGAACTCCAAAAAGATCAACTGCATCAAGCATATTCGTTCTTTGAGTGGTGAGGGTCTGAAAGAAGCCAAAGACTTCTTCGAACAGGAGTGGCTCCCATTCGTGAATGGGGACCGTAAACCTCCTGAGACCATCCGTGAGTTGATCGAAGACACACCTGACTTCCAAGCCCTCAAACGTCAGGTGGAAAGACTCACTGAAGAGGTGAACCAAATGAAATCACAGAACGTGAAGTCGATGGCTTCCGGTCTGTTCAACTAAGGAGACAAACCATGAAATGGCCTCTTGATGCCTTCTGGTACGACCTCTGGGAAAAGATTCTCGGAGAAACATTCATGAAGCGGAACTACATCCGTTGCTCTCATGTGAGGTACTGAACCATGTGGAACTTCATCAAGACCATCTTGGTCCTCGGTGCTGTCATCTGGCAATTCATCATCGTCTATGGTGCTGAAGCCATTGCTGAAGAAACAGGTGACTACTCCATGGCAACTTACGAGATGCTATGGCTTCTGCTCATCTTCTTCATTGGTGAATCCATCTTGAAGGAGGATGACTGATGGCAGCAGAAACTGCACATCTCACAGGCTGTGGACCTGATGAGACTCCGAAGACCAAACGTGAGAAGCTGAAAGAATGGCAGAAGAACTACGATGCCCTTGGATTCAGCAAATTCCTGTGTGGAGATGAGGCAATTGTCTCTGTGCAGGAAGATGGAAAGATCGAAGTGAAAGTTCGGAAACAGACATCCATGGATGAATCCCGAAACTTCCGCTTCGTCTTTGACACTCAGACCCAGTGTGAAAGACTCATTGGGCCAATCCTGAAAGGACTCACCAAATGATCTTCATGAACAAGACTCTCCTGTACTTTGCAGGGGAGCCTGACCCGATGAAAGCGAATCAATTCGCTCAACAAGTGCTCATCTTGGGTGCTCAATTCAGAGGAGAAATTCCAGCATGATTACTGGAGAAGACATCGACCGCTGCAAAGATGAGAAGCAAGGCGTGAAACTCGTCGTTGTGGACACCATGCAGTTCTTCGAATTCGAAATCCCTGAAGGGATGGATCCCGAAGAATTCGTGAACAGTGCTGAGTGTCGTGCAGAATGTGCAGCACTCATCCTGAACCAAACCACAGATCTCACCATTGATCGTGTCTGCACGCAGTACGATGAGGTCAACGAACAATGGCTGGATCCGTAGGATGACTGACAATCATCCTGCACCAACCACAGCAGTTCAGGATAGGCACTACTTGTGCCTGTCCATTCCCGAATATCGTACATTCGCTGAAGCAGTGAGCACCTTCTGCTATCTCAACCGAGATGGTCAATTGTGCAAACTGAAGAATGCGAAAACCAAAAAGCTCAAGAACTTGAGAGCCACGATTCGGAAGTCTGACTACCTCATGAAATCTCTCATCTGGAAAGAACAGCTTCGACTGATCGAGGCTGAAATCCGGAGGAGACAACATGGCTGGAAACCGTGAAACCTTTCTATGGTGGTCAGAAGCAAACCAAGCAAGGCACCTCGTAGTGCCTGCTTTCGCCAGCAAAGCTGAAATCATGAAAGACGATGAAGGCTACTGGCTCAATGTCTGGTGGAGTTGCGGAGTCATCGCTCCACTCACCGTTCAAGAACACATCCAAGCATCTAAAGGTGTGTCATGAACCCCTTCAAGTCTGAGAATCCGTTCAAAGATACCACTATGCAGCGTCAACGAGAGATTGAGGAAGAAGAATTCCTCGAACAACTCTCTCATGCTGCGCGGTGGGATCCTGAAAACAAACATGGCCTGTGGCCTAACAATCCAAAAGGAAAGATCAAATGCTGAAAGTCCAAGAGTTCCGTGAACTGACTGGCATCGAATATCTCATGGCTGACGTGGCCACCAAGCACGACAAAGCCTATGAGAAACTGGGCTGGGATGAACGTCTGGCCCATTTCTCCCAAATCGACTTCTCCGACAAGAAGACGTTCAAAGAAGCGAGCAATCCCATCGGGTTGCGTGCAGCTTATCTTGCCCTTGGCAAAGCACTCAAGGGTGAGAGCATTGGTTACACCATCAGTCTGGACGCTGCATCGTCTGGCCTACAACTGCTCTCACTATTGGTTTCCTGTCCTATCTCATGGAAACTCTGTGGTGGTGATGAGAACATCCTCGACGCCTATGCAGAGATCTTCCTGCACATGAACTCTGGTCTGAATCTCGACCGGAAAGATGTGAAGCAGTCCATCATGACTGCACTCTATGGTTCAACAGCCACACCCAAAGCCGTCTTCGGTGAAGATGTGGATGTGTTCTATGACACCATGGAGAAGATGGCACCGGGAGCATGGGATCTGAACCTTGGGATTCAGGAACTGTGGGATGAGATTGATGGCACAACCTATGACTGGGTGATGCCTGACAACTTCTACTGCTGCATCGAGACACACGACAAAGAGGTGATTCCTTTCACCTTTCTCGATGAAGAGTATCAGGTGATTCAGAAGGTGAATGAACGTCCTCGGTTCCATAAGGGACTGGGACCGAACCTGATTCACAGTGTTGATGGCATGATCGTCCGTGAGATGTATCGTCGTTGTCAGTACGACCCCAAGACCATGGAACGTGTTCTCGGTCTGATCGCTGATCAAGTGAAAGGAGGAACCAACGGAAAGTCTGCTGACATGGTTCAACAGATCTGGGAACTCTACCTTGAATCTGGGTTCCTCAGTGCTCGTATCCTCGACTATCTCTATGAGGATACCTGTGGACTGGTGGATATGCAGGTGATCTCTAATCTCGTGTCCACCATGCCGTACAATCGGTTCGAACTGATCACAGTCCATGACTGTTTCCGGTGTCATCCGAACTATGGCAACGATCTGCGTCGTCAGTACAACACCATTCTGGCCGACATCAATGACAGCAAACTGCTGCCGTTCATTGCCAGCCAAGTGGCTGATCAACAGATCACTGCTCGTAAGGTGGGACGTATTCCGCGTGAAGTCATCCTGAACGCCAACTACACCCTCTCTTGAACAAAAACCCCCTCTCCAGCATAAGCTGGGGAGGGGATTCTTTTTTGACCATGAAGGACAGCGCAATGACCAAGCAAGTAGAGACCTACTATTACTTTCAGGAGGAAACAAGAACTGTTTTCCATTCTGAGGAGTTGGTGGAAGACAGACCTGATCTCATGTTCATGGGATCCTCTCTGAATCCAAACCATAAAATGACTGTGGCTGTGATGGCCAAAGACATGGATCAGGTCTACGGATACAAGATCAAACCACTTCCTTGACTTTGTTCTTCTGGTTTTTTGTTCAACCTAGAAGGAAACACACAATGTCATCCGCAATTCCGAAACTTTCTCCGACAGAAGTCTACGAATTCGTCACCGCTGCTCTTCAGTGCAAGCAGGTGCCGTATGTCTCTGGCCCGCCTGCCATTGGCAAATCGCAAGTCGTGGCTCAGGTCGCAGACGACGCAAATGCTCTGATGATCGACCTTCGTCTGAGTCAGATGCTGAGTGAAGACATGACTGGTCTTCCGGAACGTGATGAGGAACGTGGCAAGGCCATCTATCTCCCGTTCGACACCTTCCCCCTTGAAGGGGATCCTATCCCTGACGGCTACAGTGGCTGGATGCTATTCCTCGACGAACTGTCCTCGGCCACTGAAGAAGTGCTGGCTGCTGCCTATTCGATCATCCTTGACCGGATGGTTGGTGGTAAGAAGCTCCATCCCAAGTGTCTGGTTGTGGCTGCTGGCAACCGTGCTGCTGACTCTGCAATTGCACGGGAACTGCCTGACACTCTGATCACTCGGATGCTGCCCTGTGAGATGACTGTCTCCAACAAGGATTGGACCTACTGGGCTGAACATCAGCACTCTGGTTCCAATGCTGCTGTGGTGGACTTCATCAAGAAGAACCCGAAGATGCTGTATGCACCGACCAAAGCCAAGGAACGTGAGGAACTGGAAACCTATCCAACTCCTCGTGGCTGGGAAAAGGTCTTTGCTCATGTCAACATGCACGAGAAGCTGACCCAGAAGACCGAAGAAGGTGTGGACGCTGCTGGTGTACCGACTGGCCAGATGGTCACATCGGGACAGCCTATCAGTGCCATGTGCTACAACCTGATGTCGGCTGCTGTTGGTGTTCGTGCTGCTCGTTCCTTCAAGGAAGAGTATGACGAAAACATCCAGCTTCCGTACCCGTGGGAGATTGCACAGTCTCCGTCGTCCACTCGTGTCCCGAGTGCAGGTGTGGCCAAAGCCAAGCTGATGAACGATCTGGCCGATTACTTCCTTGAATCGGACAACCAGACTCGTGACAACGTGTTGATCTACATCAACCGTGTCGGTGGTGAATACAGTGAACTGTTCCTGAGCACCATCAAGGGCAACCTGAAAGACACTCCCAGCGACAAGCGTCTGCTCACCCAGACTGCTGAACGTCTGAACATCGACCCTCTGCTTGGGACGGCTCCGAAAGGAGGTAGTTCCTCCGGGAGCAACCCCTTTTGAGGGAATGAAGATCAACGCTCGGACTCAAGATGCTGACAAGAAGCTCCATGAGCTTCAGGAACTGTATCTGAATAATCAGATCACAACTCAGGATCTTGAGAAAGAAGTGAAGATTCTTCTGAAACAAGGGGATATCTCGATTGAACGGGATATCGCCAACCCTGTTCGTTCTCCGTTTGATGCCAATTCGAAGAAGAAATGGAAGCTGAAAACGGATACGACTTCCCAAGACAAGGCAGAGAAAGACAATCTGTCTCGTGAGATCACCCAGTCTTCTCAACAAGAGGACTGGGAGCAAGTGGAAGTCTATGTACAGACTGCTATCAAGAAAGGCTTTCTGACACAGGATGAACATGACTCCATCTCCAAACTGGAGAATCAGAAGTATGTGGAAGCACTGCGTAACCTGATCTCTTCATCACGAAAACCATCCACGAACCTCTTTGCAGGGAAAGGACAAAGCTATGCAGACCGCGTTGAAGGACCAGACGGCTGGGGCAAACACGTCAAACCAATCCATGGATCCGAACCAGATTTCTCAGACCCAAACTGGGCAGACGACCTCTGGAACAGTGACGGGCGTTGGTGAACTCCTTTCGGCTGATGATACCTTGGCAGCCTACGTGGAAGAGATGCTCGAAAAGGATAAGCGATTCAAAGGCATGAGTCGCTACGTCTACGACATCAACTTCTACTGGTCCAAGGCTATTCCGACTGCCTGTGCTGGTCATGGATTCATCTTCTTCAATCCTGATTGGTGGGATCAGATGGTTCATGAGGAACGGAAAACCGTTATCGCTCATGAGATCTATCACCTGATCTGCAAACACTTGGAACGTGGTGTAGACAAGGATCCTGAATCCTATGCTCTCGCCATTGACCATGTGGTGAACCAAGCCTGTGAAGATGATGGGTTCATGACCAAGCACACCTTCAATGGTCGTCCCAACACTGACTTCGGTGGTGCTGGGATGGTCTTGGATCATCGGTTCAAGGGAATGGGATCTGACGCGATTTACAGTGTCATCTATGAAGAGCGGAAGAAGAATCCTGATTCCCATCCCGGTGGTGGTAGTGGTCCTTCGAAAGATCAGATCGAAGAACTGGTCAAGCAAGCTCTTGAAGGCTCTGGGAAAGATCTTCAGCAACAAGCTGAAGAGAATGAACAGGCTGTGGACAATGCCATCGAAGGTGGCAAACAGGCTGGGAACCAAGCAGGTGGAACCCATACCATCCTGTCCACTGAAGGCAAAAAAGTCTTCATCAAATCAGCAGCTTACGAAGAAATCTTTGAGGATTATCTGACAGATCCTTTGAGTGGAGGGAAGCGAACCTTCATGCGTCCCTCTCGTCGCCAGAAGAAAGGTGGTCTTCGCTTGAAGGGCAAGTACCCCAAACGTGGACGCAAGAACCGTTTGACTCACTTGGTTTATGCCTTGGACATCTCTGGTTCGATCACCAGCCATCAACGGCAACAGTTTCTTCGTTCGGCTAAGACGCTGAAAGAAAAGCTGAATCCTCAACTGATGACAGTCATGCTGTGGGATACTCAGATCCAATTCGAACACACTTTCCGTGAAGATGAGGAACTGGACAACATCCCGACCATGTGTGGCGGTGGTACATCACTTCATCCGGTGTATCAGAGAGTTTCGCAAATCATGCCTGAAGCTCTTGTCATCTTCACTGACCTTGCGGTATCCATTCCTCCCAAACCTGACTGGGAGACCATCTGGTTCGTGCCTGACATGAATGTGTATGATCCATATCTCGATGCAGTCACCTATGGTGAGGTCTACCTCATCCCGGAGAAATAATATGCTTGTTCTGAAACTCGAACTACACTCTGCTATCACTGGCAAAGTAACAGAGATTGGTCGCACAATCATTGCCAATGATGGATCCGGCAGCCGTGATGTGGGAAACTACATCTGTAAGGTGGCTCGAAAACAGAAAGACGGGACCGAGTATCGGAATGCCCATGTCTGGAAGTCACCTCTTCGTGTCGGTTCCGTCAAAAACCACAAACGAAATCAGCAGAATGTCTGGCGTCTTGTTCTCAAGGCTCTGGCTTCTGCTTTTCCAGAGGAGAAACTCAATGATCGTAAATCGTGAAGCCCTGCTTCGGATATCTCCGATCAAGGACATGTACGTTGATAAGATCAAAGAGAATGGTGTTTCCTTTGGTTTAGGAGAAGCAGGGTATGACATCCGGATCAAACAAGAGATCCAATTCGACAACCGTCAGGGAAGACAACTCGTCTTTTGTGATGGTGCTGTGTCAGAGGGTTCATTCACTCTGGCTTCGGCTATCGAGGAATTCCAGATGCCTACCAATCTGGTGGGTATCGTTCATGATAAGAGCACATGGGCCAGACAAGCCTTGAGTGTGTTCAACACTGTCATTGAACCCGGCTGGAAGGGATTCCTAACCCTTGAGCTTGCCTACAAAGGCAATGGTATCCTGAAGATTCCTGCTGGATCTGGGATTGCTCAAGTGGTCTTCCATCTGACCTCTGATGAGGCTCAGTATGAAGGCAAATACCAAAACCAAACTGACAATCCACAGGAGGCGAAGTTTGAATGATCTTCTACGTGCTCTGGAGAATCGACGGAGAGTTTCAACTGTCTGAATTGACAGAAGAAATGTTCAATCTACCGTCAAACAATGATGTCCTGATTGCCTGCCTGAACCAAGAGTATCAGGAAGGAAACACAGGAATGACTGAGGAGGAATTCAATGATCAGATTGCCATGGCTACTGATCCTGACTCCCCTGATTATTTGGGCTACGAGATGCCGATGGCATTTCTCGGACCCCCGGATCTTCAGTGGCGGTCCATCTGATCCTCACTGTTTCACCCCAAGGGAGCCTTTGTCTCAGTTCCCTTACCCTTCTGGCTTCGATTCCGTAATCCGTCGAGTTCTGGGCTTGATCTGGATCCCGGAGAAGCCACCGGGAATAGTGAGAAGAGACATATAGAAAAAGTCGTTAAGAGCGGCAGACAGGTTTTCCTGACGAGGGGGTGGAAGTCCCCCAACCAAGGAGGCTCCAATGACCAAAGCCAAAACCTCGAACGTGACTTCGATGGTGGCAACCGAAGAATCCCCCGAATTCAAGCGTCGGCGGATGAAAGAGGTTCGTGCCATCGTGGCTCGTGCTGTGAAACAGAACAAGCGTGTCGATCAGCTTGGTTTCGAAGGGACTGACATCCCTCGTGCCATGATCGCTCTGCAAGATCTGCTTTCCAAATCGCAAGAGCGTCACAAAAAAGCCACCGATCACATTGCTCAGGCAAACCAGATGGGTGACTTCTTCGCGTTCATCCTGAACCATGCTTCCGTCTCTCTGATGGAACAGCAAGGTCGCATCGGTGAACTCTCCACTGCTCTCTACAATGAGCGTATGAGCCATGCTCAGACCAGTACCCTGCTGAATCAGATGTACAGTGAAAAGCTCGATGTCGAGCAGGATCTGGAAGCTGTGAAGCGTTCTTTGCAGGTGCTGAATGGCTGAGTGGGGGACCACAGAAACGGGTGCCATGCGACAATCCATTGGAACCAAGATCGACACTGACTTGGTTCCATTTGAATTGGTCGTTGCGGCTGCTGTAGGTCTTGGCCTCGGTGAGCATAAATATGCTGCCCGTAACTTTGAGAAGGGGCTGAGTTATCGCTCCCTGATCAATTCCATCGAACGACATTGCAAGGCACTGAAAGATGGGGAAGAAAAGGATCCTGATACCGGGATTCCTCACTACATGCTCATCGCTTCGTCCACTGCCATGCTCGTTCACAATGTCATGCAGGGTGTCATCATCGACGACCGTGCTACCCCAAAAACGCCAAAGCTCGATATCGGGCAACTGGCTGAATTGGGGCAGCAAGAACTTGACCGTGCTATCAATCACTGGGAATCCAAGAAATTGGCAAAGGAGATTGAAGATGGAAACGAGTAATCTTGTCTACACCCATCCGGGACAACCTCAAATGCAGGTGGAAGTCATCTTGGCTTCTGCTGCAAATGCTTGTCCCCACATCTACACCATTCGGATGCGATACCCGCGTCCTATTCATGGTGAGATCATGACCCATCGGGTCTTTGGTCGAAATGCTCGGTCTTCCCGTGCTGTTCCGGTCAAAACCATGCTGAATGAGGTTCGGACCATTCCTTATGTGCCGTGGCACTGGGGAAAGAACCAGAAGGGAATGCAGGCTTCTGAAGAGTGCAATGAACTGATTGAACTCGATGTCCCTCAAGTGGATGAGATCACTCAGGAACTGGACTATGAGACTGTCCGCATGACCAATGAAGAAGCATGGCTTCATGCCCGTACAGAAGCTGCTGATATAGCTGAAGCCTTTATGGAGGCTGGATATCACAAACAGAACCCCAACCGTCTGTTGGAGCCATTCTCGTGGATGGACACACTGATCACAGCAACCCAGTGGGATAACTTCCTATGGCTTCGTCAACACCATGCAGCAGAGCCTCATCTCATTGATCTGGCCAATCTGGTGGCAAAAGCCATCAGTGAAGCTGACGTGCAGAATCTGACTCTGGAACAGTGGCACATGCCATACATCACAGAGAAAGACATCAAGCATGTCAAAGGTCTCTATGGTGGGCAAGGTACTGATTTCGTTAATCAAATCCTGCTCAACATCTCTGCTGCTCGTTGTGCTCGGATCTCGTACAAACCTTTCAATGGTGATGGCTCCATCACTGCTGAACTGGATCGAGCCAAGCTGCTGATGAACGATGAACGTGTTCATGCTTCGCCGTTCGAGCATCAGGCAAAACCTGATGAACGGATCAAATGTCCGACTTCTGGGAATCTGGAAGGATGGCATTCTGAGCATCTCCATGGAAACCTCACAGGCTGGATTCAGCATCGGAAGCTCATTCCGAATGAAGTTTACCACGGTTGATCATGATGATAGGGAGTCCCTGACCTTAGATAAGAAGGGACTCCCGACATGAGCAAATACTATGACTATTGGTCCCAGAATGGGAAGCCATCCTATACGGATGTGGCCAGACATTTTGGTGTCCATGAATCCACAGCCCGACGATCAATTCAACAAATGGAAAAGAGAATTGGTTCCCGTGACCTAGCTGAACAAGCAGTTCTCGATGGAATGGATGAATTGGGATTCATCGGTATTCCAGATGGAGGATGGGTCAAATCACAGACCCCAGACAAACACGGTCGAACCTACAGCTTCAGGTTTTCCAAGGACAAAACCAAAGAAGAAGAAGATCGTATCGACGAAATTGCAGCCAAATTCACAGGCACATCTCCAGTCCTTTTCAAACCACCCGCACTGCTTTTGACCGATAGGGTCAAAAAAGCCTTCATTTCCATCAATGACCTTCATTCTGGTGCTCTCGCATGGGGTGCTGAAACCGGATACGGAGACTGGGATCTTCAGATCGCCATGACTCGTCTTCAAGACTGGCTCTGCCGTCTCTTCGATCACGTCGAGAAGGAAGGAGTCCAAGAGATCATCCTGTACTACAACGGTGATGTTCTCCACGCTAATGGTCAGGTGCCAATGACTGCCACTCACGGATCTGATCACATCCTCGATGTTGACTCTCGTCATTTCAAAGTCGTGGATACCACGGGTGAGCAAATCATCCATACCACTGATATCGCTGCACAAATCTCTGATGTTCGTCTCGTGATCAAACGAGGAAACCATGATGGAGATAGCTATCTGGCTCTGCTTCAGGGTGCCAAATGGCGATATCACAACCAACTGAATGTCACTGTCGAGATGGACCCCAATGCTTACTGGGCGCACATCTTTGGCAAAGTGGCATTGTTCGGTCATCATGGTGACAAGATCAAACCTGATCGACTGGTGATGCAGTTTCTTCAACGCTATCGCAAGGACATAGCCGAAGTGGAGCACATTACTGTCTGGACGGGAGACAAACATCATCGTAAGGTCGAGCAGTTCCCCGGAGTAATGTGGGAGCAAGCCTCCAACTGGTCAGAACCTGATCTCTATGGTTCAGCTTTCGGAGAGACAGCGATGGCTCAAGCAGTCATCTACGATGAAATCGAAGGAGAGACCTCTCGCTTCACGGTGAAAGCCTCCCAAGTCTTTGGAGATCCAGATGCAGACGTATGAACAACGCATGGATAAGGCAGTAAGCCTTTTCCGTTACAGCCATCTTCCCGAACATCTGCAAGCAGCATCCAAGCCGTTCTATGATCTGGCTGTGAACCTTGTAGAAACTCTGCCTGATTCGGCAGAATGTACACTGGCTCTTCGGAGCCTGTGGGAAGCGAAGAACCTTGCAGTCTTCGCCGCAGTAGAAGCCAAAGAAAAGGAGGTGGCATAATGTTTGAATTCGCACTCGGAGTGGGTGTTGGCCTGATTATCGGCTGGAACGTACTCCCCCAGCCTGTCTGGGTCCGAAACCTCTACTCCCGTTGGTTCTCGGGAGGGGGGTGATCTGCTATCTCCCTGTTGACTGATTCAGTCACAGTGGTAAAGAACAGCCCATCCCTACGGGGGTGGGCTTTTTTGTGGTGTAGCTCAGTTGGTAGAGCGTTCGACCGATAATCGAAATGTCGCTGGTTCAAGTCCAGCCACCACAACCAAGGCGGAATGTAGGCTAGTCTGGTTAAGTCGCTCGGTTTGGGACCGAGAAATCGAAGGTTCGAATCCTTCCATTCCGACCAAAACTTATTGACTTTCAGTTTAATATGGTCATGGAAACCCCCTCATGGTAAAGCGTGGTGGACTAACCAAGCACAGAGGATGATGACATGGCCGAAGTCACATATGAATTTGTCCGGGGCGATGATTTTGTCATCCCGATGACCCTTACCGACCCCGACAACAATGGCACTCCAGTCGATATTACTGGCTGGACCATTGCTTCTCAGGTCCGTTACGCACGGAAACTGATCGCAGATCTGGATGTCACCATTACCAACGCTGCCCAAGGTGAATTCAGTATCTCCCTTCCCAAAGAACAAACTGCCATCTGGCCTGTTCGCAAGCTCAAATGCGACATCCAGTTTGATCGACCCGTTGAAGGTCGTGTCTCCAGTCAGACGTTCATCATCGACTGCACGGAGGATCAGACACAATGAGCGATGTAACCCTCAATGCGGTCTTCGGACCTCGATACGAGATCGTCATCGCCAATGATCAGATCGGTATCGACCAAAACTTCAATCTGACACTCAGTCAGCGTGAACCATTGCGACTCAATGTTGGCACTGGTTTCAACAACGTGGAGAATGCCAGTTCTGGTACTCTCGATGTTCAAATCACTGCTCTGGAAACGATCAATGCGTACCGTGCAGTTGGATATGACGGACTTCTGACCCAAATGGATGCAGACAGTCTGGCGAACTATGCAGGTGTCACCCGTATGGCTGTGCCAATTGGTGATCCGGTGAATGTAGTCCGGTCTGGACTCATGACTGAAGGTGGATGGGCTTGGACTCCCAATGCTCCCATTTTCATTTCAACCAACGGTGTGATAACTCAGACCGTACCTTCTGCTGGAAATCCCATTCGCCGGATTGGCTGGGCAATTTCTGCTACGCAGATCAACCTCGATCCTTATCCCATCATAGGAGTGTAACAGATGCCCGATAAGTTCCTTCAACACGATGCAGCAGGAGGTTTCCGTGAAGTGGAAGCCACTGCTACGGGTGGTGCAGGTCAGGCCAACAAGATCCCTGCATTGGACTTGTCTGGTCGCCTTGATTCCACCATGATGCCCACTGGTATTGGTGCTGAAACCAGTGCTATCGAAGCCTTTGGTGCTCTCGCAGCAGGTGATTTCGTCAACGTCTTCAATGACGGTGGTATCGCCAAGGTGCGGAAAGCTGATGCTTCGACAGGTGTGGCTCCTGCCAATGGTTTCGTTCTGACTGCCTATACCACTGGGCAGACTGCAACGGTCTATTGGGGTGGACTCAACAACCAAGTTTCCGGTTTGACTCCGGGAATGCACTTCCTCTCGACTACTCCGGGTGCCTCGAACCATGTGGCTCCTTCTGCATCAGGCAATATCGTTCAGCGTCTTGGATTCGCAGTCTCTTCGACTGTGATCAACTTCCAACCGCAAGATCCGATTTTGCTTGTATAACTAAAAGGGTGTTCCCATGGCTGAACGTCGTCCTATTGTCCTCGTCAATGGCGAGCTTCAAGAACTTCCGTCTGGGGACACCCTTCCCGGTTCTGGAGGTGCATCTGCTTTTACTGCACTTTCAGACACACCTGCCGATTTCACTGGTCAGGCTCTAAAAGCTATTCGAGTAAATTCTGGAGAAACTGCTCTGGAATTTACGGATTTCCCTTCTGGTGGGAGTGGTGGTCAACTGACTGCCATGTTTATTGATGCTCAACCCAGTGTGACTGGGTGGAGTACGGCTGTTTCTGCTACAAATGCTGCAACCAAAGGGAACCGAGTTCGGGTCCAATATGACATTGACCTGAAAACAGTCACATTCCAAGGCAATAACACATCCTCTCAAACTTATGAATGTGTTGTAGCCGAGATCTCTGGCACCACAATTGGAACCATTGTTGGACGAGTCACTCAAGTTTCCACTGGTGGGGCTGATGAATTCATCACTTTCACTTTTGGAACTGCTCTTCGTCTGGTTCCGGCACAAGATTATGCAATCTTGATCACCCAACAAGGAGGTACAGGATCCACTCAGCTTGAATCTCATGCTGGAGATGGAGGTATGACAGGTGTCCTGTCTTCGTATGATTTGGGTGGGTATATTATCGACAATGATATCCAAGGAAGCGAGACTTTCGTTGCCTTTGGGTCATCCTACGTCGGGATGGAATGTACCTATGACATTGTTCTGACCGTCAATGGTGTTGGATCCGGTATCCTTTCAGGAACCGTAGATCCCACCACAGAAGGCAATGATGGGGATTTCTACTATCGTACTGATACCAATACCATCTTTGGCCCCAAGAATGGTACGTGGCCTGCTGGTGTGTCTCTAGTCGGTCCTGAAGGTCCAGTTACAACCATGGTTCAAACTGAGATCACAGCCACAGCTTATAGCACTGTCTCTGCTGACTTTGCTGGAAACGTAGTACGTCGTATGAATAATGCAGCGGCTCAGACAATTACGGTTGAACCAAGCATGACAGGTGGACAACCCGTGACCTTCATTGCCACTGGTGCAGGGGCTGTGAGCTTTGCAGCAGGGGTTGGAGTAACCATCCACAGTGCAGGTGGAAACTTGACCATTGCTGATCAGTATGGTTCTGCTACGCTCATTCCTGATGCAACCACAGCAAACACCTACTATCTGATCGGAAACCTAACCACATGATGAACTCTCTTCTCGCTTCTGTATCCTATGCTGCAATGACAGCAGCAGCCCCTTCTTTGGGTTGGGGTACAGTTGTGACATTTGAAAGAGTCAACATTAATACCATTCAAGCAAGTAGTACTTCACATAACATCTCATTTGATCAGACTGGTCCTTATCTAGTGATCCTCGGTGGTCAAGTAGGTGGTTCTGCGGCCAATGATTCATATTGGAACACTCCAACCAGTTTTGGAGGTGGAACTGCTGTTCTTACCTATACCCAACTGTTTGGTATTGCTCCGTCTGATACTGTCGAAAACGCAGAATATGAATCCATCACAGCATTTGCTGTCGAGGTTACAACGGCTGGTACTGCAACTTTGGATATTGCCAACTATGCAACTCATTATCGTTCATTCTGTGCAGTTTATCGACTTTCTGCTAATGCAAATCTGAACTCAATTTCAGTTTCACCTGTTGCCTATGGACTGGCTAAACTTTCCTCCCAAACATACACTGCTGCGGAAGGATCTGGTGTAGTATCAGTTGCTATGTGGCAAAATAACACTCAAATCGCCAGTGAAATGGAAGCCACATACATTGATGGAACTCAGGATGTAGCTCCAAATGAAGACTTAGATCCTTCATTTTGGTACGCATTATCTTCTCGTAGCAACATTGATCCTTTGACTAACCCACAAACAGTAACATTCGATCAAGGTGCCAATTCATCTAATCAACGTGATTTCCATGTTTTCATTGAAATCCCAGTGAAATTTGAATTCACTTTCGTTGATCTGGCTACGACATTTGTCGTAACGGGAGAATCCTATACCGGAGTTTCCCTCAAACATATGACTACCTATGTAGTCTTAGATAACCCGTAAGGAGAGCATCATGACAATTCTATTTGTGGGAAGTCGGGCTGCTGATTTCGGTGGAGGAACCATTAAAGATACTAATGCCACTTTTTTTGACTCGAACTATTGTTCAGAGTCAGCTTTGGTGCAAGCAATCTTTAATATCGGAAAAGCTGGTTTTTTTGTTGAACATGCTGAAGCAGTAAGCGGGACTGTTTGGTATCATTTCAATGTCTATACTGGCAGTAACATGTCAAATGTCAATGTCGATGGATATTGGTTTGACTTGAAAGATGCCTCTGGAACTCTACTAGGTCGCTATAACCTTACTGATGGTGTTCATCGTGCTCAAGTCTATGGTGATACTACTGAAGAATCTGTTGGATCTATGCTTCTGGCAGAAAAAACACTTCAAACCATTGATGTAAAATTCACTGCTGGAGCTAATTTGGAAATGTCTGTCTATCTGAATGGCGTACTTCAGATGACAGCCACGGCTGCCAATACAGGTGGACTGTCTGCACCTCGTCAAATCAATTTTGACCATGAGGATATGGTTTACTCAGCAACTGATAGTAATTTGAGATTTTACTATTCCGAATTCATTATTACAGATAATGAATCTACTGTTGGATGGCATTTGGCAACTTTAACTCCAAATGCCAATGGCAACTATACTAATTGGGATGGTGGGTTTGCAGACATTCAAGATGTGAATGATGGTTTGGCTATAAGTGTTCAAACTGCAAACCAACGGCAAAGTTGGACACTCTCTCCTTATGGTGGTCCTGCCACCACATCTGCTGTGCGAGCCGTGATCAACAGCTTCAATGGTAATGCTGGTGCAGGTGGTACTGGACCACAGAACATTGCTCCCTTTATTCGTCATGCTTCAACTGATGTGGATGGATCCAATCTCACGTTGGGACAAACCACCATGGTTGAGCACACCGTAAACCCACAAACCGCTCTCGCATGGGATACGGCTGATCTGGCCACCCTTGAAGTAGGCGTCTTGTCGAAGGTCTAACACATGGTTCCAGTCTCACCGATCAAACCAGTCACGAGACTGGACCGTATCAACCCTCAAGATCTCTACTATGCAATCGACACTCAAGATCACCCCTTGAGATACCTGCATCTTTCTGGCACGAAGCTCACCACAGACCGGAACTACGCTTGGTACGGCACCAAGAGACAGTTCCGGAACCTGTGTCGTGAGCATGAGTGGGACGCTTTGAGTCTCATAAATCGCCCAAAATGAGACACAAACCACTTTGTCTCTCGTGGTTGTGTCACAAACCAGAAAGGAAACTCAATGTTTACCCAACAACTGCCTGCTGAACTCTTCAAGATTCAGCGGGAATTCATCGCTGTGATGGGCGGAAAGCTCGACTTCGTATGGGCTGCCAAAACCCTCATCACCGAGGAGACCAAAGAACTCCGAGAAGCCTACGAGAAGAAAGAACTCAGCGACGAGAACATGGCTGACATCTTCAAGGAACTGGCTGACGTGATCTACGTCGTGGCCTATTTCTACAACGTCATGCCTGTCTATGCTCCTGAAGTCGTGGATGATACCACGAACCAAGAGCTTCAGAACATTCTCGATGAAGCTGCTGAAGTCGTCACCATGGTTTCTCAGAAACTCCGGATTCCTCTTCCTCTGATTCTGAACTCGTTCGAGATTGTCCATGCTTCCAACATGAGCAAGCTGGATGAGAACGGGAAACCGATTCGTCGTGATGATGGCAAGATCATGAAAGGTCCGAACTACACGGCTCCTGACATGATGCCCATCGTCGAGATGTGGAAAAAACTGCAACAGGAGGAAGCAGCCAATGATTCGAACCCTCAGTGATGCCGATTTCGTCCCGGAGATGCGAGAGAATACTGACCCCATTGTGGTCATGTTCACTGGCTCGTGGTGTCAACCGTGCAAACGGATGAAACCTGTCTTCGAGGACATGGCAGAACAGATGCAAGGTGACATTCGCTTTGCTGAGATGGACATCGAACAAGCAGAAAAGACTGCCAATGAACTTGGCATTCGATCTGTTCCTTCTTTGGCGTTGTTTGCTGACGGTATGATCCGTGAGATTCACGCTGGAACCATGAACAAAACAGAGCTTCGGCTCTGGATTCAGGAAAACATCTGAGAATCCCTGAGTGGAGTCGCAGTAGCAAGAGCGAAATTGCGATCCACGGCATCCTTGATGTCCTATGACGGGATAGACCCCCTACGGTAACTCCGTGGGGGGTTTTTCATTTCTGAAAGGAGAACGACAATGCAAGTGCTGAACGGTGGTGACTTCGAGCAGAAGAATGTTCTGATCGGAGGCGGAGAAACCGAAGCCTTCGGGGTTACAAATGACCCCGTTTTGATGGGCATGTTGTCCACTGGTCTTTACCAGAAACCAATGCGTACCATGATCCAAGAGACCATGTTCAACGCATGGGATGCTCACCGCATGGGTAACTGTCAGGATCGTCCTATCGACATCTACATCAATGACACCTCGGGCCTGATCATTCGTGACTATGGCCCCGGTATCCACAAGAAAGAGATCCATCCGATCTACTGCATCTACGGTAACTCGACCAAGAGGGACAATGATGAACTGACAGGTGGTTTCGGGCTTGGTTCCAAATCTCCCTACGCCTACACAGACAGCTTCACTGTCACCTCTCATCACGACGGCTTCAAAGGCATGTACGTGATGAATAGGGTTTCTGAGAAAAACAATGGTGGACCCGGACGGTCCATCATCTTCGAAGATGTTCCAACGGAAGAATCCGGACTGCTTGTCACTATTCCTCTCAAGTCTGAGAGCGATATGGAACGGGCCTATGAGTACATCAAGGAACTGATGTATCTCTCTGGGATCAAAGCAAATATCCACTTCAAAGATGAAGAAGTGGAAACCATCGAAGCAGATTCAGTGGCTCCCGGTCAGTGGATCGTCGATGATGAAAATGGGCGTGGAGATCTCTATGCCGTCTATGGTGGTGTTCGTTACGAACTGATCGAAGATGAAGCCTATTCGTCTGAATTCCGGTTCGTGAAGAAGATGGCTCGACTGCTGGGGACTATGTATATCGGTTTCAAAGCATCGACTTTGACACCTCTTCCCAGTCGTGAAGGTCTGAACCTGAACGAGAAGACTGTGGAGACTATCAAGAACCAGCTTGAGATCATGGAAGAGAACTTCCGACTCATGCTGACTCCTGCCACCCGTGTCATGCTCAACGAGAGCTTCAAATCTCTCAAAGAGTCTGGTGTGGAACCGAAATTCCTCATCGAAGCATGGGTTCGTGTTGGTGATCGCAAGAATCTGTCCCAAGTGACAGACGTGAATCATCCTGTTCTCAGTGCAGGTCAGGAACAATGTCCTGAAGGCATGAACCAGTCCATGTGGAACAGCATCTGTGAGCTTTGTTACAGAAAGACAGATGACATCGAACGGATGCTGGGTTCCGAAAAGATGGACCAGATGAAATACATCATTTGGGCCAAGAATTTCCCGGACTTCAAGCATTACCGGAACTACATCATGCACCGGGGATCTCCCAAGCATGAGCTTCATACTCCGACTCAGATCGAAACTCCCAAGTCGATGCAAGAACTCATCGAAGCGAAGAAGATCTGTGATGATGCGACTGGTTTGGACAATGACATCCGTGTGGAACAAAGTGACACATGGTACGTCGTGGAGAACCGTCGTCGGGCTGGGAAGCTCTCAGGACTGAACCAACGACAGAAGAACGTGATTGAGCAACTGGGGGGCCAGAAAGCCCTCTCTATGCCCAATCGTCAGTATCCTGATCGTCTTTGGTTCAAGAAAGATGGTAAGGAATACACCTCCATCAACCTGACCAAGACTGTGATTCTGGCAAAGACTCTCAGTGCTCTGAAGGATACCTCCTTCAATTATCAGAGCATGTTCACAGCGAACTATCCGACTGTTGGGAACTATCACAATTTCCATCGGTCCAGCTTCGGGGATCACTACTACCGGAGTTATGATCGTCCTGTGGCAGCCATCATCGTTCACCAGAAGAAAGGAGCCTATGACAAGGCTCTCAAAGCTCTGGAAGACGCTGGTTACATTGTCCATGAGGCAGATGAACCTGTGGCTCCTGTCCGGAAAGCTCCGGGATACGTGGCTCAACCTCGTGCTACAGCTACATATCCTCTCTACAGCCCTGCTGAAAATGACTGGGCTGACTGGGATAATGCAGTGGAAAACCCCACCTGCTATATCACCTTGACAGAGCATAAGATCCGACATGGATATCGTTCGGATCTTCCTGACAAGCAACTGATGGCTTGGGTCTATCAGAACACACCTCGTTTCGTGGTGATTCACAACAAGTCTCGGGTGACGAAGAAATTCGAGAAGATCCCGACCTACGAACAGAAACTGCACCAACTGGTTGTGAAGATTCTGGAAAATGAGCAGAAAGTGGAGACAATGCGTCTGCATTACCTGCTTCAGAACGAGTCTGGTCTCCCAGAGAAGCTCTTGGCTTTGCCTGAGATCCAGAAGTTCTTCGGTGTTCCCTATCTGCGAACCAAGCAGAAAGAGACATTCTTCCAGAACATGAAGCTCCTCCATGTGGCGAAAAACTGTCGGTACACTGACAGCAATACTCGTCATCTGATCACCGAATCGTTGAGTCCTTACGTTGAATCGGACACTGTTTCTTTGGTTCGTAAGAGGATGGAGAATCTCGAACTCTTCAACGACTACCGGATAGCGTCCCATGTGAATCGCATGAAACCGGGCGAAATCAAGGTGTTCTCCGAGAAACTCATGCGGTTCTTGCGGACTGTTTGATCAAACCAAGAAGGATAGACAAATGTCTGATAACACGAAGAAAATCGTGTCTATGTTGGCGTCTCCTGAGAAGATCATGTTGATCACCGCTGAAGGTGAAGTCATCGACATGAAAAACGATGGACCCTACGACACGACCGGGATTGCGGAGTTTCTGACTCCCAAACTCGACGGCAAGTCGATTATCGAACTCGACTTGAATGACTTCATGACCATCGGTAAGGCCATTGTGCCTCCGGGGTTCGAAGACAGTGGCATTATTGTCACACATGAGATCGACGGCAAACAGATTCAGGGGATCTTCTACCCCCAGAAAATCTCTGTGGCCGTTCAGCACGAGGGAGAGACTGTTGTCATTCCGAAGGTGGAGAAACTCGAACGGCACGCCAATCGTGCTGCTCGTGAGGAATCCCCTGCGGTACGCAACTTCCTTCGTCGGATCGCCCCAGTGGCCAAAGATCGTCTTCACAGTGCAGAAGATCTGATGGACTTCATCGAACGGTCAGACCTCCCTCTGACCAATGATGGTCTCATCATCGGGTACAAGAAGGTGAACCAGAAAGCCAATGGGATGTTCGTTGATGTCCACTCTGGGCAGATCGAACAACAGGTCGGGAGTCACGTCTGGATGGATGTGGATGGGGTCGATCCCAGCCGCAACCGATCCTGCTCTCACGGCCTGCATGTGGCCAATCTCGGCTACCTCAGTGGGTTTGGTGGTACGCATACCCTGATCGTTCTGGTGGATCCTGCAAACTTTATCGCAGTCCCTCATGGCGAGACGAACAAGGCCCGTGTCTGTGCATATGATGTCATTGGCGTCATGACTGCACGAGCACATCAGATGGTTGATTCTGGTGCATTCGTCACCGGAGAACAGACCTTCAAATCTGTCATCCAAGATGCAGTCATGGGACGTGCTATCAAGCCGTTCGAAGCTGTGAAGGTTGGCACCAAGAAGGTTCTGGAACGAGTGGCTATCAAAGGCCGTGAGATTCCTGCTGTCGCCTTGGAAGAAGCCAAGCCTGATATCCAACCTTCTGGTGATTCTCTGAATACTGATGAGGTGATCCAGAAAGAGAAGAAGGACATCGTGAAGATGGCAAAAACCTCTCAGAAAGCTGCATCTGGCAAAACCCCTTGGGACGACGCTCCGAAGGAAGTCATTGCAGTGTTCGAAGATCTCCGTCTGGAGAAAGGCTCGAAATCGGCAATCGCCGCTCTGCACAACACCAGCACTCGTACCATGGGTCGCTGGGCAGACAAGTACGACTACGATGGTTACGTGAAGTCCAAAGAGACGACTATGACCGTCGCAGAACGTGCTCGTCAGATGTTCAATCAGGGTGCGTTTGAAGCTCTCGCAGCCTTCAAGAAAGCCAAGAAGAAGAGCTACAATGCGCTCGGCTTCACGGCCAAAGAAGAGAAACAGATCTTGGCTGCTGTCAGCTAAGTCTGGGACTTACTTTCGAGTAGTGGTGATTTTCGCCTTAAAACCCCACTCTGGGAGGTTAATTTCACCACTACTTTCAAAGTAAGTCCATGTTCACTTTTTGTTCTACATGACGCGAGTTCCGCCGCGAAAATGAAATTGGAGTAGAGACCGTGAAACTTTCAACCGTCACAGACCGACGCCAAGCCATATTCGATAAGATCATGAAACGTGTGAAAATCGACAAGGATACTGGCTGCTGGAACTGGACAGGTCCGACCAGCGGTAATGGTAGAGGTGGTGGATATGGTCGAATGTGTCTGGATGGACAGACAGTGGCCACACACATTACCATGTTCGTGAACTTCTATGGCTATGTGCCAAGTAAGAAACAAATCGACCACAAGTGCCGTAATCGCTTGTGTTGTAACCCGGATCACCTAGAGATGGTGACTCACAAACAGAACCAGAAACGGAGAGCCAAATGGCATACGCAGAATCAATCATGCTCACAGGAGCCATCCTCGTAGGACTCGTTGTTCTTGGTTTGGTGGCTCAGGTCTTTCATGCTGTGCAGATTCAGATAGCTGAACGCTCTATGAATCACAAGCTCGATGAGCTTCTGGCACGGATCCCAGATCCTGACTATCAGATCGAAGGTACTTCGGCTTCACTCGAAGACCTGATCAATCTCGATCTCATGGAAACCATGGGGAAAATTGCACCGATGACAGATCGTCAGGTGCAGGACATGGTAAAGGAACTCAAAGATGACAAATCTTGAACTTGCCGTCACCATCATCGCTACCAGTCTCTCAGTATTCTGGTTGCTCTTTTTCATTGGTGGTCTCATCTGGATCACCGTGAACTGGAATCGCCTCCGGGGCATGAACATCACTGTGGAATGGCCTGCAATCGTCTTCACTCCGATGGCAATCGGATGGTTGATCTACATGGGAGTGACCTACCTATGATCTTCGTTTTTGGATCCAACAAAGCAGGTATCCACGGTGCTGGTGCAGCCAAGTATGCTCACAAGGTACTGGGTGCTCAATGGGGTATCGGTGAGGGTCTCACTGGTGGAAGCAAAGACAATCCCATGTGCTATGCTCTGCCAACCAAGGGATGGAAGATCGAATTCATCCCTCTTTCTGAAGTGGCTCATTCTGTCACCCGATTTATCGAGTGTGCTGAATACTGGTACGCTCGTGGTGCTCAGTTCAAAGTCACTCAGGTTGGTTGTGGTCTTGGTGGTTTCAAACCAGAAGAGATCGCACCTCTCTTTGAAGCAGCCCCTGACAACTGCTTCTTTGATGAAGAATGGAAACCTCTGTTGGGAGATCGCTTTCAGTATTGGGGTACTGTCCCCAGAGATCCCCGACTCAACACACGGAGCATCCTATGAGCGATGATCAAATTCTTCTCCCTTATTGGGCCAAAGGTCTGGCTCATGGTGATTACACTCTCCCGAATGCTGCACTTCCCACCAGAGATGGCCGTGCTACTGGCAATGCTGTCACAGTGGGTGGTGTCACTTCCCTGAATCCCGACCCTACTTTCTTGGTTGTGACAGATGCGGGAAACCTCATTCGTTGCACCCTGAATGAAATGAAGGAACTCTTCCATCCCCCTGAATATGTGATGGAAGATCTTCTCCCAGCACACAAGGAGGCGTTGCTTCGTGAGCACGATTAAATATGCCGGAATCGGATCGAGAAAGACGCCCGAAGACGTATGCAGAAAGATGTTTGCGGCGGGCAGGGCAATGGCAGGACTCGGTTTCATCCTTCGGTCTGGAGGCGCTGAAGGTGCCGACGAGTCCTTTGAGCAAGGCGTTGAGAGCTTCTGCCAAACAAACTCTGTATCAGCAGATGTTCTTCGGGAAATTTATCTCCCATGGAAGCAGTTCCGGAAGAACGAATCACCACTCTTCGGATCGGATAAAGCTGCGAGGCTTCTCGCCAAAAAGTATCATCCACGATGGGATATCCTCTCATGCGCTGGACGCGATTTCCATGCTCGGAACTGCTACCAAATCCTTGGTCCTCGACTCGATGATCCCGTCGCCTTCGTCCTCTGCTGGACACCGGGAGGTAAAATCACAGGTGGTACTGGACAAGCTCTCCGAATTGCTGAAGACCACCAGATACCCATCCTCAACTTTGGATGTCATGATGATGACTACATCAGTGATTTTATCTTTGCCACAGCAGAAGGAACAGGCACATGAGTCAATCGAAATCGGGAATCCGCTGGAAGATCTTCAAGTGGTTTGGTCCTCCGGAAGTCCAAAACTTGGTGAACTACATCGACTCGATGCAGGATATTCCAAACGCAACTGGGGACATTGTGATCTACCCTCTTGGGGAGTTCAGCTTCAATGTGAAAACCTCCTTGGACGACGACATCGAACCAATGATCTTCCCGACTCCTCAAGAACGAGCCTCTTTCCAACTGGGCCTGAGCTACGGAGTTGGTTTGATGGGTGGTACTACGAACGCTTTGTCCGAGGATGAGTTCAAGGCGTTGGAAGAAATGAACAAAAAGACCACTCATGGTGGCGGAGGTTCATACAATAACTAAATGTGCTTGCTCCTCTAAAACGACATTGGTACGACCAAGGTCTTCTTATCACCACAACCAAGAGGTCAGACTATGAGTGAAGCGCATTTTCCTCAACCCATCAGCGAGCAGATCTGGAACCAGAAGTACCGTTTCAAAACGGATCGTGAAGGTTTCGACTCTGATCAAGATGTGGTTGATACGTGGAGTCGGATTGCATCTGCCTGTGCAGATCTTCCTTATCTCCACAACAATCATGCAGAGCGAGAAGCTCTTGAACAACGGTTCTTCAAAGCCCTGTATGATTTCAAGTTCCTACCAGCAGGACGGATTAATTCCGGTGCAGGTACGGGACGCAACGTGACCTTGTTCAACTGCTATGTCATGGGAACCATCCCTGACAGCCTTGATGGTATCTTCGATATGCTCAAGGAAGCTGCTCTCACGATGCAGCAAGGCGGTGGGATTGGTTATGACTTCAGTACCCTTCGTCCGAAGGGAGCACCTGTGAAGGGCGTGGAGAGCTTCTCCAGCGGTCCTCTCACATTCATGGATGTCTGGGACTCGATGTGCAAAACCATCATGTCAGCAGGCAGCCGACGGGGTGCTATGATGGCCACCATGCGGTGTGACCATCCGGACATCATGGAATTCGTCCAAGCCAAGCAGGATCCTCTGCGTCTTCGTAACTTCAACGTGTCAGTGCTCTGTACTGATGAGTTCATGGAAGCGGTGGCTCATGATTCTGACTGGGATCTGATGTTCGATGGTAAGGTCTACGACACCATCAAAGCAAAGGATCTCTGGGAAGCGATTCTATGGAACACCTACAACTACGCTGAACCCGGTGTGATCTTCATTGATCGCATCAACAAGGAGAACAATCTCTGGTTCCTTGAAACCATTGCAGCAACGAATCCATGTGGTGAGCAGCCTCTGCCTCCGTATGGTGCCTGTCTGCTTGGTTCAGTGAATCTGGCAAAGCATGTCGTCTTCCCGTTCGTCAAAGGACAGGCAGAGATGAACATGAATGCGCTGGAAGAATCAGTACGGACTGGTGTTCGTATTCTGGACAGTGTGGTTGAAACCAGCCTCTTCCCTCTGGAAGCACAACGAGACGAAGCACGCTTCAAGCGTCGCCAAGGCTTGGGTGTGACCGGATTGGCTGATGCCTTGTTCATGTGTGGTCAGAAGTATGGCAGTGAGGAAGCTGTCGATTTCACCGAAACGATCATGCGGAACATTGCTATCTGGGCTTATGAAGAGTCCATTCAGATGGCAAAGGAGATGGGTCCAGCACCTGCTCTCCAAAGTCTTGAGGCCCGAGAGAAGTTCATTCAATCTGGTTTCATGCAGCGAATGCCTGAATACATCAAGGATGACATTCTTGAATGGGGTATTCGTAACTCTCACCTGCTGTCGGTGGCTCCTACGGGAACCATCAGCATGTATGCTGGCAATGTCAGTTCCGGTGGTGAGCCGATCTTCGCTCCGTCCTATCAACGGAAAGTCACCAATGATGACGGAACCAAGCGAGAAGAGACAGTGTATGACTACGCTGTTCTGAAATTCGAAGAGACCTTCCCTGAAATGGGAGACCACGCCATCTGGTGGTGGGAAAACTACATGGCGACTGCACAGGATCTGACTCCTCGTGATCACATCGTTATGCAGGCTGTTCTCCAGAAGTGGGTGGACTCGTCCATCTCCAAGACTGTCAACCTTCCGGAAGACATCTCCTTCGAAGACTTCAAGGCGGTCTATGACCATGCCTTTGAAACTGGCTGTAAAGGTTGCACAACCTATCGGCCAAACGACGTGACAGGATCCGTCCTCAGCGTTGAAACCAAAGAACCAGAACCGGAAATCGTGGACAAAGAATATGACGGCGATATGCGGGTGATGGCTCGTCCAGCAGTCACTGACGGCTCTACCTACAAGTGTCGTTGGGGTAAGGACAGCTACTATGTCACCTTCAACAATGTCGTGGACCCAGAACATGATTGGTTCATGCCGTTCGAGATCTTCATCAACAGCAAGAATGTCGAACACCATCAATGGACTATGGCTTTGACCCGTATGGTCAGTGCAGTATTCCAACGTGGTGGAGATGTTCGGTTTGTGGCTGAAGAACTCAAGCAGATCCATGACCCCAAAGGGGGACAATGGGTGGACAGTCGCTACTGTCCTTCTTTGGTTGCTCTGATTGGCCAAAAGCTGTCAGAGCATCTCGACTTGATCGGGTATCAATCGACCCCTGAGAGTCTACCATTCCCTGTGACCACCTCTCTCATCGAGGAAGAGGAAGATGCCAAGCAGTCGCCAGATACTGGCCATGTGCCAGATCAATGCCCAAGCTGCAAAGGTTACAGTATGGTAGATACCTCTGGATGCCCGACCTGTCAGGACTGCGGCTACAGTAAATGTGGCTAAAGTCCACTGCTCCAGAACCCCTCATCTCTTCGGAGGTGGGGGGTTTTTTATTCAACAGGTGAACCATGATCGAAATCAGCTATCCCAATGTGATGAATGGCTTGAACAAAGGCATCAACATGCGACTTGTATGCTGGAATCGAGATCATGCCACTCACCTTTTCCATCGTGTCTGTGATCTATGGCACGTAGAGAATTTCTCCAAAGCCAGCAGACACTCTCTTGCTTTGGTTTATGGTCCCGACCGTCTTCAGATTCAGTGTTATGCCCTCAACATGGTGCATGAGCAAAATCTTCGAGGATTCCGTGGGGTCTATATGATTCACCCTGAGATTCATCCTGACAATACGAATGACTTGGAGCAACGAACCATCCAAGAAATGTCACTGAACAACGAAAGGTATCTGGAACAATGGCGAGCCTAAACGACGAACAGAGAAAGGCGTTTGCCGACGTACTCCAGTTCATCAATGACCCACTCCGCAAGGTACACCGGGTCTCCGGTGGTGCTGGTACAGGCAAGAGTTTCTTCATCTCCAAAGTGGCAGATGACATCCTGAAACACAAAAACCCTGACGTAAAGCTGTACAATGTGGCTATCACAGCGACGACCAATAAAGCAGCAGCAGTTCTCAAGAACTCCATGCAGCATCGTCGTGGTGATATTCAGACCATCTACAGCTTCATGAATCTTCGGGTTCATAATGACTTTACCACAGGTGAACAACGCATCGTCCCTACTGCAAAGTGGGAAGTCCATGATGCAGTTCTGATCATCGTGGATGAAGCATCCATGGTCAACAAAACCCTGTTCGATTACATCGACAAAGGTACAACTTCGAACTGTAAGGTGTTGTTTGTAGGGGATAAAAACCAGTTGGCCCCTGTCAAAGAAAACATCTCTCCAGTCTATTCTCAGACCCACAGTGAGAGTCTTCTCCTCCAGCCTGTCCGTCAGAAGAACCAACAAGCTCTGATGGATCTGGCAGAGATGGCCAAACAGACTGTGCTGACTGGTGAATTCTTCGAGATCAACGAGGTTCCGGGTGTGATTGACTTCGTAACCGGGAACCAATTGAAAGGGATTCTGGAACGGGACTTCCACAAAGAAGATCCGAATCGTCGAATCCTTTGCTACACCAACAGCCGAGTGATCGACTACAATCTCTATGTTCGTGAGCTTCGTGGTTACAATCAGTTCTATGAGGTGGGTGAGATGCTTACCAACAACTCTTCAGCAGAACTGGTGGACAAGAGTCGTCTCTACACCGATCAGGTCGTAGAGGTGCTTCAACGAGGTGACGAGTATGAGAATGATCAGATCGTCCCCGGACACATCATCGACATGATCGACCTGACTGTTCGGGATCCTGAGACATTCGCCATCTATGATGTGACAGTCTGTGCAGATCCTGAAGATCGTCAGAAAGTCTTGTCCTACTGGAAGTCTCGGAAGAAGTGGGATCGGTTCTTCAAGTTCCGTGACAACCATCCAGATCTCCGGTCAGTCGCAGCCAGCACCACTCACAAAGCACAGGGTTCCACCTATGATGAGGTGGTGGTTGATTTGGCAGACATCGGGAAGTGTACCCAGCCTGAAATGGCTGCACGTCTTCAGTACGTGGCTCTGACACGTCCCAAAAACCGCCTCTACATCCGAGGCAAACTCCCAGAAAGGTTCTTCCAATGAGTGAAATGGAAATGTTCATCGGCACAGCCAAACGCTATGTCGGACCCGACATCGAACCAGAGGATACAGATGACTTTTACGAGCTTGAGAAAGAGCTTGGTCATTCTGCCATCGTCAAGGTCAACGACGAACTCTGGTGTATCGACCATCTGAAAGATGTCGATGCTTATGGTTTCCAGACCATCATCGAACCACAGCAGGAACTCATGTTCATCGGTTACTGGTACAATGGTGGGGCTGGTCTCCATGAGGTCGCAGAAGAAGCGATCAAGGAATATCTCGATGCGAAGCAAAGCAGCTAAGTCCTACACTCAGCGAATCTGGATGGCAGGAAACTACGCCAACGCTGAAGAGATCTGTCGAACATTCTGTGAACAAGGGATGTGTGTCTCCATCAGCCCAGCCAACTACATCTATACAGGTGGGGAAGAAGCTGGGTTTGTGGTGACTCTCATCAACTATGCCAGATTCCCAAAAGACCCTGTTTCTTTGAAAGATCTGGCATTTTCACTTGCCATGGATCTCATGAACGGACTACACCAACAGTCCTTCTCGATTGAGGGACCAGAGGAAACTCTGTTCTTCTCGAAGAGGCCAGAAGACATGAGGTAAATCATGAATTACGAAATCATTGGCAAAGGTAGTCCTGCTCGGATTGCTATCTTGGTTCCCCGTATCCAGAAAAATGAGGTGATCAAACATTACATGCCGATGCTTTCGAACCTGAAAGAAGAGATCATGATCTGTGATCTCTACCTCAATCGAAAGAAGAAGAAGACCAGCAACACAGAGATCAAAGAGTATCTCGATGATCTCCTCCCCAATCTCATCAACAGTGGGATTGAGATGCTGGTAGTCGCACAGGCAGACTACTTCAAAGTCCTCAGCAAACAGGGGAAAACCGATGCGAACATTGGTGACATCTTTGATTCGGTGGGTGGGTTCAAAGTCACGTACCTCCCCCACTACTCCCGTATTTTCCACGACCCGGACAAAACCAAGGCCAAAATTCAACAAGCCTTGGGTGCCGTTCATGGGTTCTACCAAGGAACCCACAAGAAAGTCGGATCTGATATCATCCATTCAGCCACGTATCCATCTACGGTAAGCGAGAAACTCGCTTGGCTGGACAAGCTGATCGACATGGATGTGGACCTCACCTGTGATATCGAGGGCTTCTCTCTGAAGCACTACGATGCAGGGATTGGAACCATCACCTTCTGCTGGGATGAGCATAATGGTGTTGCCTTCGAGGTGGACAACACTCGAACCAAAGCAGAAGATCCTGTCATTCGCATGGCTCTGAAGAACTTCTTCAGACGCTTCAAGCGACGGATGATCTATCACAACATCTGTTACGATGCCTATGTGCTCGTGTACCAGTTGTTCATGGATCACATCCTTGACCAAGAAGGTCTTCTTGAAGGTCTGGAAGTCATGCTGAAGAACTGGGAATGCACCCAGATCATCACCTATCTCGCCACCAATTCCTGTGCAGGAAATGAGTTGGGTCTCAAGGTTCAGGCTCAGGAGTTTGCTGGGAACTATGCTGTGGAAGAGATCCATGACATTACCCAGATCGAACTTCCCAAGCTGCTGGAATACAACCTCGTTGACGGTCTTTCCACATGGTTCGTGTATAACAAGCACTATCAGACCATGTTGGATGATCTTCAGGATGAGACCTACCAGCACTTCAAAGCATGGGTGGTAGACATCATTCAGATGCAGTTGACTGGCTTGCCAGTGAACATGGACAAGGTGAAGAAACTGGACAAACAGCTTCAAGCTGAGTCCGATCACAACGTCTGGAAGATGGGACAGACCAAGATTGTGCAGGGTTTCCTGTATCAATTGGAAGAGGATGCTCTCAAAAAGAAGAACGAGAAGCTGAAAACCAAGGTTGTCACTCGTGATGATCTTGGGAAAACCAAAGATCTCATCATCGAATTCAATCCGGGATCTGCTCCACAGCTTCAGAGACTGCTCTATTCCAATGAGTTCCTTGGTTTGCCAGTTCTCGATCTGACAGACTCTGGTCTTCCATCCACAGGTGCTGAGACTCTGGAGAAACTTCTGAACCAGAATATTTCTGAGGAAACCAAAGACTTCCTTCAGATCTTGCTGGAGTATAAAGCCTCTGCGATCATCCTCAGTACCTTCCTGCCTGCCTTCCTGAAGGCTCACCAAGGGCCAGATGGGTGGCATTACCTATTCGGTAACTTCCGTCTGGGTGGGACTCTCAGTGGACGCCTGTCGTCCAACAATCCTAATCTCCAGAACATCCCCAGTTCTGCTGGTGGACCGTTGAAATCTCGACTCGCCAAGCTCATCAAGGAATGCTTCCAAGCTCCTCCCGGATGGCTTTTCGTGGGTCTGGACTTTGACTCACTGGAAGACAGGATCTCTGCACTTCAGACAAAGGATCCAGAGAAACTCAAGGTCTACACCGATGGCTATGATGGTCACTCACTTCGGGCCTATGGGTATTTCGGAGATCAGATGCCTGATATCGACCCTTCTTCTGTGGATTCGATCAATTCGATTGCCAAGAAGTACAAGCCTCTGAGACAGGAGAGTAAGGCTCCAACCTTTGCTCTCACCTATCAGGGGACTTTCCACACACTGATGTCCAACTGTGGTTTCAGTAAGGAGAAGGCTCAGATGATCGAGTCCAAGTACAAGAAAATGTATCAGGTCTCGATACAGTATGTGCAGGAGAAGCTGGAGCAAGCGACCAAGGATGGCTACATTACAGTGGCTTTCGGACTGCGTGTTCGTACACCTCTGCTTGCACAGACCATCTACGGGACCAACAAAACTCCCAAGGAAGCAGCAGCAGAAGGACGGACAGCAGGGAATGCCATGGGTCAGAGCTACTGTATGCTCAACTCACGGGCTGCATCTGCCTTCATGAAGAAGGTCAGAAGCTCCAAATACCGTCTCGACATCAAACCATGTGCTCACATCCATGATGCTCAATATTACCTTGTCCGTGACGGGGCGTATGATGCTCTGATGTACCTGAACACTGAACTTCCCAAAGAAGTCTCATGGCAGGATGATCCTGAGATCTGGCATGATGAAGTGAAGCTCTCTGGTTCAGTAGAAATCTTCTATCCGAACTGGAACCATGGTTTCGATATCCCCAATGCAGCGAATGAAAACACGATCAAAGACAAGATCCGTGAACACCTCGCTGAACTGAAAGAGAAAGGCATAGCAGCATGAAAAAGCTGACCAACCAACATCAGATCGACCTGCCCATTGCAGTCTGGCTTCTCCAGCAGGGCTATTACTCAGGGGCAGACATCGCACCTGAAGGTGAGTTGATCAGCGTCACCACACTGATGAAGCCGACTCGTCGGCTCATTCTGGAACGTCAGGTAGACCAGAGCCAAGAGGTCATGGATGTATCTGACTTGATTGCCTCGCGGGTGGGTCATGGTCTCCATGATTCCATTGAGCGAGCATGGACAGAGGGCGATTGGCAGGGGGCGATGCGGCGTCTCCATTATCCCCAATCAGTGATTGATCGTGTCAAGATTAATCCAGATCCCTCTGAGGTCGGTGGGAACGATATTCCCATCTTCTTGGAGCAGCGCCGATTCAAGGAAATCGGGGGTATTGTTCTCACCGGCCAATTGGATTTCGCCATCAATGGTGCATACCGTGATGTGAAAACCACCTCGACCTTCAGCTACACCAGTGGTTCGAAGGACAAGGACTACATCCTTCAGGGGTCGATGTACCGTTACATCATGCCGGAACTGATCTGGCAGGATACCATGCGGATCGAGTTCATCTTCACCGACTGGCAGAAGTATCGAGCCAAAGGTGATCCGAACTATCCTCAAGCGAAGGTGGCTCACAAAGAGTTTCCCTTAATGTCTCACCAAGAGACAGAAGATTGGATCCTCGACAAGCTGGCTGACATCAAGAAGAACGCCAAGCACACGAAAAACCAAGAGAAAATGGTTCGCTGTACTGATGAAGAACTGTGGAAACAGCCTGACCAGTACAAGTATTACGCCAACCCTGAGACGGCTAAGAAGGGTGGGCGTGCTCAAAAGACATTTGCCAAGCTGGCAGATGCTGAAATCCACAAAAAAGAGAAGGGTAAAGGCACTATCGTCACCGTCAAAGGCGAAGTAAAAGCCTGCGAATACTGCCCTGCTTTCTCGGTTTGTGAACAGCGCAAGGAGTATTTCCCCGATGTCTAACTTCTATGATCTCGAAGTCATAGAAAACACACCGCACAATCCTGCAATGCAAGAACTGGTTGATCTCCTGTGCCATCGTACAGGCAATGTAAACCGGGACTTCTTTCAGGCTGAAGTGGCGTATTTTCTCGGACTGATCCCATCGTCGATGAGGTGTAAGATCCGTTCTCCTGAACGTGGTCTTCTGCCTGTGAACATCTATTCCATTGGTCTTGCGACCAGTGGTTTCGGTAAGGGTCATTCTGTCAACCTGCTGGAAGAAGTCCTCACTCCCTTCCGTGAAGCATTCATGAAGAGCACCTTCGGATCGCTGGCAGAACAAAATCTCTTCAACCTTGCAGTGGATATCGCTGCTGCAAAAGGTGGAGACGAGCAGAAAGAGCTTGAGCTTCTGGAGTCTGACTACAAGAAACAGGGTCATGCACCCTTTATCTTTGACTCAGGCACTGGTCCTGCTGTGAAACAGCTTCGCTACAAGCTCCTCCTCGCAGGTGTAGGGTCCATCAATTTCCAAATGGATGAGATGGGATCTAACCTGTTGGGAAACAATGAAGTTCTCAATACCCTGTTGGAACTTTATGACCTTGGCAAGATCAAGGCCAAGCTGGTGAAGAACACCCCCGACAACGAACGGGGTTTGGACATTGCAGGATCCACTCCTTCCAATGTTCTCATGTTTGGCACCAGTTCCAAACTGTTCGACGGAGCCAAGATCGAGGAAGAGTTCTACTCTTTCCTTGCTACTGGTTACGCTCGACGGTGCTTCTTCGGTATGGGCAAGAGCGAGACTAAGTTCGCCGCAGTGAATCCCGAAGATGTCTACAATGGTTTGGTGTCAAAGAATCAATCTTCGACCATCAACCGTTGGCAGAACTTCCTCGCCAAGTTTGCAGACCCCCGTCACTATGACTTGGAGTTGAACGTCCCCAAAGACGTGGGTATCGAATTGATCAGCTATCGTCTCCAGTGTGAGGCTATGGCCAATGAGATGCCAGAGCATGAGGAAATCCGGAAAGCTGAACTGTCACACCGTTACTTCAAATCCCTGAAGCTGGCTGGAGTGTACGCTTTCTTGGACGAGTCCCAAGATATCGAGATCCACCATCTCCGTCAGGCCATCAAGGTCTCGGAGGAATCAGGTCTCTCCTTTCAGAAGCTCCTGAAGCGTGAGAGGAACTTCGTTCGATTGGCGAAGTATATTGCGACCAGCCCGGATAACCTCACTCATGCAGACTTGGTTGAGGATCTTCCATACTATCCGACGAGCACTGTTGCTCGGAAGGAGATGATGGACTTGGCAATGGCATGGGGTGTGAGCAATCACGTCGTCATCACCAAGAACGTGGTGCAGCAGGTGGAATTCTTCTCTGGTTCCACACTGGAAGAGACTGATCTCAACAAGCTGAAGTTCAGCTTCAGTGACCACTTCGCCTATGACTATGAGTCACAGGAACAGCCTCTGGAGAAGCTGGAGATCCTTCTGAAACAGCCTGACCTTCATTGGTGCAACCACTCCTTTGAGGGTGGTCACAGGGCCGAGGACAAGGTGATCGAAGGCTTCAACATGCTGGTGGTGGATGTAGACGGTGGAATCAAGCTGGATGCTGTCCATGAGCTTCTGAAGGACTACACCTTCATCACAGCGACAACCAAACGTCACACAGACGAAGAGAATCGCTTCAGGCTCATCATGCCTGCTAATTATCATCTGCACTTGGACAAAGCCGATTACAAAGAGTTCATGAACTCCTTTTTGATGTGGCTTCCGTTCGAGTCGGATGAGTCTGCAAACCAACGCAGTAAGAAATGGCAAACCAACGAGAACTCAATGGTCCATATCAACCGTGGTCCACAGGTGATTGATGTGCTGCCATTCATCCCGAAAACCAAGGCGAACAGCGAGTATGTTCAGCAGATTGCAGACCTTGGAAATCTGGAGAATCTGGAGCGTTGGTTCTTGAACCACATGGAGGTAGGGGGTAGAAATAACACCCTGCTCAACTACGCCATGATGCTGAAAGACGCAGGTATGAGCTATGACGAACTCGAAAAGAAAGTCCTCAAGCTCAACAAAGAATCGGAGTCCCCACTGAAGCAGGATGAGATCTACTCTACCGTGCTGAAGTCTGTGGCTTCGAAGATGACCAAGTAAGGAGACCTCATGGGAACCGAAATCAATCCACATAGCCTGCTCATCTGTGGTGAGTCAGGCGCAGGGAAATCTATGTCCCTGTACGAGATGCGAGACCGTACAGACGTGCTCTATCTCAACTGCGAAGGGGGGAAACCTCTCCCCTTCAAAAACAAGTTCAAGAACAAGGTCATCACTGACCCAGAGGATATCCTCGACATGCTTGAACAACTGGAAGAACTGGGTGCTGAAAACCCATTTAATTTCGTGGTGATCGACACCATCAGCTTCATGATGGATATGTTCGAGACCATCCACGTTCTTCCTGCACGGGACACCCAGAAGATGTGGGGTCAGTATGCACAATTCTTCAAACGACTGATCACTCAGTCTTCGAAAGTGGATGCTTTCTTCATCTATCTGGGACACCTCGACCGTCAGCTTGACGAAGAAGCTGGCATGTTCCGTACCAGTGTCCCTGTAAAGGGTGCATTGGCCAAGAAAGGTCTGGAAGCCTACTTCACCACTGTCATCAATGTCAGCAAGGAACCGATCCGAGAGCTTCAAAAGTCTCCAAACTCGATGCTGAACATCACTGAAGAGGATGAAGAGCTTGGTTTCAAGCACGTCTTTCAGACACGAACCACGAAGAAAACCTTGGGTGATCGGATTCGTTCTCCCATGGGAATGTGGAAGAAAGAGGAGTTGTACATCGACAACAGCCTCGCTCCCGTCATCAAGCGATTGATCGAATACTACGAGGACTAACTCTGTTCTTTTGGTTTCGACCAAGCCAACTCATGAACCAAGAAGGAAATCTACATGAGCAACATTTTCGCTAACAAAAAACCCGCTGCAAAGGCTGAAGTCGAAGACGACTACATCGGTGGCGGTGGTGTGCTTGATACGGATATCTATCCGGCTGAAATCAAGTATGCCTTCATCGGCAAAGCGGCCAACTCCGATGCTCGGAACGTGACGCTGTGCCTCAAGGTCAATGGTCTGGAAATCACTCGCCAGATCTGGATGACGAACCGGAACGGTGACGTGACCTACAAGGACAAGAAGACTGGTGAAGACAAGAACCTTCCCGGCTTCAATCAGGTCAACTCCCTGTGTATGCTGCTGTGCTCGAAAGAGGTCGGTGACATGGACGTGGAAGAGAAGACCCTGAGCCTCTACGACTTCGATGCGAAAGCTGAAGTCCCACAGGCTGTCCAGTGTTTCGTCGAACTGCACGGTCAGAAACTGCAAGTCGCTATCCAGCGTCAGACAGTGGACAAGACCGAGAAGAACGAATCCACTGGTGACTATGAACCAACCGGGGAAACCCGTGATCAGAACGAGTTCATCAAGTTCTTCCCGGAAGATCGTCTCGTGACCATCTCGGAAGTGGCTCACTACATCAAGAGCCTCGGTGGTGACTTCGAAGAAGTCCTCAACGATGGTGATCTGGGTAAAGCCATCAACAAGATGGAAGAGGACGGTGACTACGCCCACAAGTGGGTGGAGAAGAACCGTGGCCAGACCTATGACAAATCCACCGGGAAGAAAGAAGGCAAAGCCTTCACTGGTGGGAAGTCGAAGTCGGAAGGTGGATCCTCCGAAGGCAAGAAAAAAGCATCGTTGTTTGACGATTGATCCTTGCTGATCTGCTCGCAGATGAGGTTGTGGAGTCGTACAGTGTGCGACTCCCTTCCTATGTGAACGTCAGTAAGAAGAACGTGAAACCCGTCAATCTGAATGTTTACAGAAATCTGCATCACTATCATCTAAGCACACAAAAGAAAAACTTCGCAGATGATGTGAAGCCACTTCTACGGGACAAACCAAGAGCAGAGAAGGTCTGGATCCACTACACGATCTTCGCATCCCGGAATGGTACACTCGACACGATGAATGTCGGGTCCGTCGCTGATAAGTATTTCAGTGATACGATGGTGGAAGCTGGAAAGATACCAGACGACTCACAAGAGCATGTCGTCTTGGTCACTTTTTCCTTTGGTGGTGTTGCCCCAATGGATGGGCATACTATCGCAACAGTCAACATTTTGAAGAAGGAGCCAGAAGACATGCGTATCTTGCTGGATCAAGAAGACATTCAGAACGCTCTCAATGCCTACGTGAAGACTCTGAACATTCCCAATGCTGAAGAAGCAACGGTGGAACTCGAAGTCGTCGATGGTGAGATCGAAGCTGAAGTCATCATGGGTACTGCACCTGTGAAGAACAAAGGCGGTCGTCCCCGGAAGAAGCCGGGACCGAAGCCAAAGGTGAAAGAGGAGGTTGCCGATGCTCCTGAAGAGTCTGCTGATAGCAGCAACGAAGGAAGTGGCTCTGACTCTGATACAGGAGGCGGTGACGACCAAGAGGCAACAACTGAAGCGGGAGAGGAATCAACTGCTGAAGAAACCGCCAAGCCCGAAACCGAAGGGAAAACCAAAAAGGGAAACCTTTTCGGGGACGAGGAGTCCCCATCCTCGGACTCCACCAAGAGTGAAACCACCGAAAAAAGTGGTGCTTCGAAAGTGAAAACCACCAAGAAGTCGAGCATCTTCGATGTGGACTAAGGTGAAAACGATAGCAGGGGTCTTCGTGACCCTTGCTATCATCGTTCTCGTTGCACTCTTGGGTGTAGCTGCTTTTGCAGTGGCTGCATTCTTCTTCTGGGGTCTCATCGGAATCGGAGTGATTGTCTTTATCGTCTTCCTGATTCACGCTGCAATCACAGATCCCTAATCGAATTGACTTTGTTGGTGTGGCTACCAAGAAAGTCATTGGCCACCCGGTTGGTACTTACCAAATTCCGGCGTTACTAGACCTGACGATAGAGAGGTCATAACGGCATCACAGAGTAGGTCGTAGACGGCAAGCCACTGTCATCCTGTGCGGGGCGTTGAGTTGGTCAGGGGTAGCTCCCCTGACCCCCCTGTTAATCACTCAGCAGGTTTACCCACGGGTTCAGTTCCGGTGCTGCAAACAGCATCTCATATCCAGTTGCATAATCCAGACGCCCTTCTGCCATGACTGAGAAAATGTTGTCCTCGATTGGAGATCCCACATCGAGGGCAGCATTCACTGCCAATGCACGGACAGGGTTATCCCTCATCTGACGCATTGCAATCTTGGCGATCCGAAGTTTGAACGCCATGAACCAAGACAGACCATTCCGTTCCAGAGCAGAACGGACACGACCCGGCTGTGTGGAGAAGTTCACAAACTCCTCGTTGATACGAGCCACAGCCACATCAGGTGCAAGTCCCTGCGAAAGCAGGTGGTCGTAGTAAATAGACTTCGCCAAGAAATCCCCATACTGCGTTGCACGGTTTGCGATCTGGTAGATCTTCGTTGATTTGGACACGATGCCATGTTCAGCGATGGTTCGAACACCAGAAGGCAGCTTTGCGACTTGAGCTTCCACGTAATCACCCAGCTTCCCAGACATGATGTTCTCATCGAATTCGGTGATACCCTCAGACAGTTGCTTGTATGCACCTGCTGCGATCATCGGAGCGATGGTCATCTTCTTGTTCAGATCCTCAATGGCTTTGATCTTGTCCGAGAGGATCTTTTTCTGGTTAGCGTTACGAGCCTGAAGACGAATTTTCGCTTTCAGTTCAATGATTTTCGTGACGTTCTTATTGTACTGTTCCACTTCAGCCAATTTCGACTGCATACTCTTCTTCAGAGTTTTCAGAGGAACACCGTTGGTCACAAGCTGTGCCACGTTGGCTTGCATGTTCAGAGCAGGAACCACCAGAGACCGGATCACAATGATGTCTTTCGCAGTGGAGATTAGTCCTTGACCGATATCTTCCACCTTCACGACCCACTTCATCGCATTCCGACCCATGAACAACTGAGTCACACCCTGTACGGTTTTCTGTACTTCTTTGGGCATACGAGTCTTTCCAGACCACATATCCGCCAGAGAAGCCTCACGATAACCTACAGCAAGGTTCGTCATATCCTTACGAATCATCAGACCCTGACCATCAAACTTGGTGTCGATGTAGGATTTGATGTTGTTCGGGATCAGTTTGAACGACTCAGCATAGATTGGATCCTTGGTTTCCTTCATGTTCTCGAAGAGGTTCTCGGATCCACGTTCCCGGTTCTGCCAAATGGCATCCAGTTCGTCGATCAATGCCACATTGTACTGATAGGCAGTGGTTTCTTCCAACTGACGACCAGCCCATGCACCCATCATGATTGCAAGGTTCTCTTCACGACCAAGGAATTCATCAGCGATCTCACGGTTCACAGACCGCTCAAAGCCCATCACAGTCCCGTCTTCAGCGAAGACAGGCATAAACCCTTCCTGTGGGTTCTCTTGCACGTAGGCAGCGTCCAGAAGCTGCTCCATGGTCCGTTCGACGATACCATCACCAGAGATGAAACCAGTGGTGTCATTCCCCAGAGAGAGGCCCGTGTTTACGTCCACACCACGATAGGTCGAGGCCACGTTCTGCATGGTCCCCTGAGCATACATACCAGCGGTACGAGTGTTGGTGATGTAATAGGACCGATCCACCACATTACTGGGATCACCAGTGTAGGGCTTCAGTTTCACATAGCCTTTTAGTTTCAGATCCAGTTCGTCTGCATCATCTGCAACGATGATACGGGTATCCTTGGCTCCTTCATTCGGGATGAAGCCTTTATACGCATTCAGACGAGCCATCTCAGAGATGTTTGGCTTGTTCTCTTCTTCCTCATTCAGACCCTGAAGATACGTGATGATCTGCTCCATGGCTTCTTGATCCGAAGCATAGAGATCCAGCACTTCCTGACGTTGATCAGCATCCATCATGTCGATGGCATAGATCGAGATCAGTTCATCCAAGACCGGAACCAAGGAAGCATCATACTCACCGTCAAGGTTCTTGGCGATTGCATAGGCATTTCGCACCAGCAGAGTTCCAACACCACCACCAGTCATGTAGTTGGCCAGTTGTTCGGCTTTGTCCTTGGCATCCTGAGACACATACGGAACCAGTTTCCGATCCAGTTCAGTCTCCAGTTGACGGATACGAGCAGAACGAACAGCAGGATCAGCCAGAAGCTGCATACCCTGAGCAATGTTGTTCGGGTCGATTACCGACACAAAGTCAGTCTGAGCGATGACGTTATACATCGCTTTCCACTGAGTTTTGGTAGGTTTCTCTTGGAACAGGTTTGCCAGAATACCCGGCAGATCTTCACGATAAGCCTGACGCATACCAGAGATGGCATGGTTCACCTTGTCCTGAAGAGCCACCACTTTCTGATTGAACCGATCCGTACCCACAATTTCAGAGATCAATTCCCGGACAGGAACAATCGAGAGTACCGGGATACCCATGTGGAATTGATTCTTCAGACCTTGGTTGTTCAGATCAGAGCCAGTCTTGTCGAGGTAATTGGTCCCAATGGTCACAGAACCAATGAGGAATTTCTTCACTTTCGAACGGCTGTTCTCACGGGTCTCACGATCAGTACGACGCATGAATTCAGCCAGAGCCTGCATCCGACCACCAACATACTTGTCAGCAGCATCCAGCGAACTGGTGACTTTCTGAAGCATGAACCATTCACGATCCTGATCATGTTCAATGATCGTGGCAGCCAGCATATCCATCACCTGTTTGGCGTCACCATTCTCATGTACACGAGCAGTAATCGTATCCATGGTTTTGGTAGCCACAGCAGTCAGGGTATCCTGAAGACGAGTTCCAGTTGCACCAGTTTCCGGTTCTGGGATTTGATCCAGCACCTGACGGAATTTGGAAGAAGTCTGAGACAGAGCCAACAGAACCGAGATCGAGTTGATCTGGTCATTGTCTTTCCCGAAAGCATTGAGCACAGCAGAGTATTCCTGTGCAGCTTCCTGACCATCTCCAAACATCTCCGGAGTCATGTTCTCGATGATGTGATCAAACATCTTGTTCATCGAGATCAAAGGCTGAGACCGAAGCTGGATGTCAGCATTGATTACCCCGTAGATGGCTTTGAACGTCATCCGGGCTTCTTGATTCTGAAGCATCCCCACCTGACGGAAAGAGTCCACAATCTGATTCACTGATGCACGAGCACGGACTTGTTCATCACGACGTACATTACGAGTGACAGTATCAGTATTCTCATTCAGGTAGTTCCCCAGCAGACGGATCCAGTAATTGGTGTAGTTGTTGGCTGGAGGTGTCATTTCACCACCTGCGTTATCTCCACCACCATCACCATTACCACCGTCACCAGTGGAATCATCAATCGGAGTACCAATCAGCATCTGAGTGTTGAACGCCACACCATCATAGATGGACTCAGGAGCACCACCCAGCAGACGACGCATCAAGCGAATAACCTTGCTTCCTATAGATGCAAGCGATTGGGCTTGCGTTGTCTGAGCCTTTTTCCGAACAGCAGCATTGGCCAAAACATATGCCATGAGTTCATTCACAGCAGCAGCTTTGGTAAACGGATCCGTAGACTGACGGTAACGAGCAATCGTAGCCTGTGCCTCACGTACCTTTTGACCACCATCCTTAATGTTCATGAAGTCATCCATGAGATCTTCCAGACGAGTTACAGCCTCATTGGTTTGACCATTGTAATGGTCCAGAACCTTCTGGAATGTCCCAGCATGAACCAGTTCATGAAGGATAGTCTCAGGACGAGCATTGCTCATGAACAGGATCTCATTCACTGGATCATACTGAGCAGGTGCAGTCATCACGAGACCATCATCAGGGACGTTCTCACGACGCCAGACGTTCAGTTGGTCAATGGTTCCGAAGACAACACGAGTATCACCCAAAGCAGGACGAATGATGTCCATGACCTTCTTCTGTTGTTCACTCCAACGGATCCCCTGAATGACAGCAGATACAGTGGTTTCTTCGACTGGGTTTTTCACATCCACTTCGTCGATTTCTTCCACAGTCTGAACAGGTTTTCCTTCCAGTTCACGACGTACAATATCGTTCAGAGCATTCAGACCAAGACTTCCCTCACCACGAGAGAAACCAATGTTGGAACCACCCATCTGATCGACAGAGACCGGAACCTTCTTCAACATTGCTTTGAAGGCACGGTTGTTCTGAAGACGGATATCCAGTTGCTGGATGAGTTCTTCATTACTGGTCGCAGTGACAGTCGATTTCTTGGACTTGTCCTTGGCAGTTGCAAAGGCACGCTTCAGAGCTTCTTGGTCAAGATCATTGTTCAGGAAACCACGGAAGTTCTCTACAGCCATAGCCAGAACATCACGATCCCATGTCTCCATGACTCTCTGGTTTACCATCGGAGCATACTGTTGCAATTTTGTCACAGGCACATCCAGACCATCGAACACACCCAGCACATCCATCGGAGCACCATCAGAACCGAAGATCAGGTTCATCATCATGGCATCACCAGTACCAATGACAGTGAACGGAATTGCCTTCACACCCACGTCATCAGGTTGTTTCAGCATAGGTTTCTGGTTCAGTCGATCATCCATTGCAGCAGACAGAACAGGCCAGTCATCTGCAATCTTCACCTTGAAACCACCCAATTCCAGAGTCTGTTCATCAGACGTGAAGATAGGAGCCATGGACTCCAGTTCAGCCACGACACGATCATACTCTTCTACCGGGATGTCACGCATCACAGGCTTGTTGGTTTTGGGGTTACGACGGATCGTACCTTCTTTGGCCAGTCGTTCTCCCAATTCCAGCATCTTCTGTTCAAACATCTCATTGAGATAGGCAGCCTGAACATTGGTCGAGAAAACCAAGAGATCATTCACTTCAGTAATCCGGTTGCCCAAAGTTTCCTTGGCAGCCTCAGTAAGAGCCTGACCAATAGTCTGTGCCACATTGAACCGGAATGCCTTCATCTCAGCCACAGTCGGTTCCCAGCTTGCAGCAGGGTTCTCTGGCAGACGAACACCCAGCACTTCCAGATCAGCACGCAGATCACCTTCATATTCGATGTCAGACAGTTCATTCTGATGAAGAGCTTCAAAAAATGCCATCATCAGATCATCTGCAATCCCAGTACCCACACCCAGAACACCAGAACCATAGTTCACCTTAGTCATGGGGTTCTTGGCAGAGTTACGGGACATTTCGAATTGTCCGGTTTTCTCGTTCTTCTTCAGATCTCCGAAGTGAGATGCAAAACGATGAGCAGCAACAGCCTCACGCTGCATCTTTCCTTTGGTCATGGCACGAACCATCTTCTCCTGAGCAAGACGTGCCACAGTCTCGTACATATCGAGATTGCCTTCTTTCTCGAAGTAGTTGTTGATCGTCTGACCAACCTTCCCGATGTAGAAGCCGATCTTCTTGAAGTTCTCCCACTCAGAGGCTTCCATAAGACCCTGAGCAAAGTTCACCATCATGTTTGCAGCACCATTGGTCAGACCGTCGAGTTCAACCGACAGGCTGGATTCGAAGCTGGTTTGTCCAGACTCCTTGGCATGTTGCATTTTTGCCACAGTGAAGATGGCTGCCAAAACTTGAGGCTCAATCTCAGTCTCTGAACCAAGAGCAGAAGCAGTGAAGGTATCCGAGTCAAATTCATTTCCACGAAGCATTTCAAGGACTTGGTTCTTGGCTTCGCCATACCGAGCCTCGAAGTCATCCCGTACAGTGGACAGGATCTTCTGGTGGTTCTTCTTCTCGATCTTGTGCAGATCAGCAGCCTGAGCAACACCCAGCCATACTGCATCTTCCTGAGTTGCCAGATCCACAGTAGTCCAAGTTGGAGTAACCAGAGCACGAAGGAATTTGTTCGACTGAGGGTTCACACCTTGATACTGGTGACGACCCACAGAAGTCACATCCACCGGGTAATACACCGGATCCTGACGAGAGATTTGGCTGGTCAGAATACCTGCATCTGCAAGATTGTTCTCAATCGACAGGTTCTTACCAAGGATCGAACGACGCAGAGTTGCATTCGGAACAGTCTCTTCATTCACACCTTCGACGAAACCAAGGATACGCATGAGGTTTTCGTCTCCGATCTCCAGCATGAGGTTTCCGAGTTCTTCGTTGTAGAAGTGAGGAGTATCCTGCATCGTCCGAATAGCTTTGTTCTCACGAGCACTCAGACGACCACGTTTTTTGAACGGGATCTTCTCACCGATGGAATACATCTCACGGGATTTCCCAAGGAAGTATTCCTTCACAGTGTTGGCAACCCCATCCTGACGGTTGGAGCGAACCTCATTCTGGAATTCCCGAACCTTCTCCAGATTGAGAATGATCGAGTCAGTCTTCACATGCTGAACCTCTTTGTCCCCAGTTTCTGCATCAGAAGACATGACCTTGGCCAGTTCGATACGCTTAACCTCAAGATATCCTTCAGCCTCCAGACCCAGCAGCATCTCAGCAGCCAGACCTTCAGCAATCCCATAGTAGTCCACCATGGCGGATTTCTTGTTGGGCTTCACACCCCACATATCGAGAATGGCACGAGCCAATTGAGGTTTCAGAGACGACGGGGGAATACCAATTGCCATATCCCGAGCCTGTTCATCGCTCTTCAGATCAGCAAACGACAGACCCTGTTTCTCAAGAGTATCCTTAAAACGGTTCGGATCCGACTGGGAAGCAGCAGTCAGCCAGTCCACCATCGCAACAGTGGCCAGTTCCATCATGTTCTGGTTCATCTCCCCAGTCTCAGGATCAGCCAGTGCAGTGAATTTGTACTGCATGACTGCCATCAGACCTTGGGGATTTTCCAAGATATGTTTGTGGATCGAACGAGTCTTACCGTCGATCTGGGTCTTACGCTGACGAAGACGCTTGTTGATGAAGTTCGTCAGTTTCGGAGCCAGTTCGACGATCTTGTTCACAGTGACGGTATTGATACCACCATTGTTTTCAATGACTTGGGCCACCTCATTTAGATCAGCCGGAGCATCCGTATTCTCATCACGAGGATAGACTTCATTCAGGAATTCGCTGTTGGGGCGGAGTCCTGCGTCAAAGGTCGATCCTTCAGTGGTATCGGTTGTTCCTCCGGTTTCGGAGCTTGTCCCTTCGGAAGTGGTGCTGTCAGTGGAAGTTCCAGTTGCTTGGGTTTTCGTGCCATAGATGGTCTCCATTTCGGCTACGATTTCAGGGGAGTCAGCAAGAAGCGACTCATTCTTGGAATAGTAGAATTCCGTCAGAACAGCAAAGACTTCAGCACGATGTTGTTTGTCATCGCTACCACGGAAGCTGTTGGCATACTCCATACGACCCTTGGCCCAATCGGAGTCAGGGTTCAGAGCATTCCACTCTTTCATGATCTTCCCAGTCTTGTTGAAGTAATTCGACTGGGAGATCAAGTTCGGACTGTTGGTGAAGTCTACGATGTGAGCAGCTTCATGTAGAAGAACAGCACGTCCTTCAGCAGTCAGTTGATCATTCTCATCGAACATGGCTTCCGACAGGTAGATCTTCTTCTTGGTTCCATCCTCAGAGACATGAGCATATCCCGGACCAAGACCCAAAGATTCAGGATAAATACGAAGCTGACGGATTCGTTTCTTCAGAGAATCTCCCATCATTTCAGAGACATACTGACGTGCAGCACCAGCCAGACGATTCTGACGTTCTTGGATCCGTACACGATCAGCTTCAGCCCAACTGGAAGGAGTATCCATGAGATCACGGATCTCTTCATCAGACATCTCTTCTTCATTGAGAGCTTGCTCATCGGAGTCAATTTCTTCGGTCGTCACAGTCTCGTCCGTCGCGGTCGCTCCGGTCTCGTCTGCTCCTTCCTCAGAATTTGTCTCCTCTTCGACAGCCGTTGGGTTGTCGTTCTCTTCTTGTGTTTGTGTTTCGGTGCTCGTCACTTCGCCGCCTTCGGGCGTCGAAGACTCCTCGATACCCGTTGGTTGTTGGGTTTGGTTTTCTTCTGTTTTCAGTTCGATCAGATCAGGAAGAACCAAACCATCAAAGATCTCAGGAAACTCTGCTTGCAGAGCTTCATAGATCTCCACAGTGGCATCACGTTCAGCAGCAATCCGTTTGGCCAGAGCCACGGATGCAGGATTGTCACGGTGATAGAGAGGGCTTGTCAGTTCGACAAACGTCTCACCATTCCGAAGACCTTGGAAGGGGAACCCTTTGCCAGCAGTCAGTTTACCCCGAGAGTTACGGGTATTGCTATCAAACGATTGGTTTAATGCACCAATACGGTTGTTCATGTGCTGAACCATCTTGTTGAACGATTCAGCCACAGACCGTACAGGAACCACTTCTCTTTTCTGGTTGATGATCGTCCCGTCTGGCGACTGAGCACCTTGGATAATGTCCGAGGCAAAGTCGTTGATAGACCGGAGTTTCTCACCCTTGTCGTTGACATAGCCATCGACATAGATGCTGCGGGCGGTCGGGTCGATCTTCTCCTTCTCGGCCTGATCGTCCGCTTTGAGACCAATGTTCTCCGTCTCACGGATGGACACCAGATTCCCAACCAAGTTGTTGATAGTACCAGCAACTTTCGAAGCAACGCGAAGATACTTTGCATCCTCCGGGGAGATAATCTCACCCGACTCTTCCAAGATCTTCTTGGTTTTCTCAGGATTCACGTTAGCCGGATTACTCTTCGCCACGTTGACGGTTGTGGAAACTTCAGCTTCCGGCGAAACCTCTTCCTTATTGAGATCAATCTCACCAGCTTCTTTGACCACGTTCTGAGCAGCTTTCGACGTAACCAGTTTGGCTACCTGACGACGTGCCTTAGCAGGCAGAGAGTTCATAACCCCAGCCAGAGATTTGATCTGAGCAGCAGCAAAGGCTTTGTCTTCCACAGTTGGTTTGAATGCACGAGATCCAACCTTGGCCATGATATTGGCCACAGTCTCGATCTTGTTCGAACCAACGGTATCACTCAGGTTCGGAGTAGGAGCAGTGCCTTCATTGCTAACACTCTGAGCAACTTCAGGAGTCACCTGACCAGCTTGGATTTCCTCATCCACAGTACGAGCAGCAGCCACAGCTTCTTCCACTTCCTTGGAAGTCTGAGCACGTTCGTCACGAGTATTCACACGGTTCACAGCTTCAGCAGTGGTGTTCACAGCCGTCTGGGTAGCCCCACGAGCAGCATCAACAGTTGCACGAGCAGCCTTATCCAAACCAATGGCCTCACCAGCCTTCAGAGCGTCTCCTGCAAAGGCAGCAGCACCACGACCCACATTGGTCCCGAAGTCTACAGCAAGAGCCGTAGCAGCCCGTGCAGCTTCCTGTGCTCGACTATCTCGACCCATGATGTTCTGACGAAGAGGATCATTGTATTCGGTGGCTCCATCCAGAGCAAAGTCCAGAAGTGCATCACGAGCTTTGCCAGCATCACTCAGGACATTCCGAGGAGCACTGGGAGTCGCAAAGACACCAGCAGTACCGATACCAGCAATTGCACCCAGAGCAGCTTCTTCACCTGCACCTTCGAGAGTACGACGACCAATATTGGCAAACTCTTCCACAGCGATGTTTTGGTTGATCTTACCAGAGATCCCCTGACCTGCTTCTTCGATACCTTCACCAGCCATGGTGAGAAGACCACCAGCAATACCAGAGTTACGGAACGAACCAATTGGCATCGCTTCAAACTTGGAGGTGAGGAAACCAAGGGCAACAGATGCAGGAGCCTGACGAATAGCAGCAGTCTCAGCAGTCATACCTGCAAGAATGGCTTTGGCTTCAGAAGGCGAATGACCTTCTTGGATCAGTCCCCGATAGATCGAAGAGGTTTCCAGAAGTGTGGAGTTCTCCATTGCCATCACATCTTGGACAGTCTCAGCATACACACCAGAGACTTCCAGAGCGACTTCACCAGAGGCATAGGCTCCAGCCTTACCCACACGACCCATGACACGACCAACACGAGTGGTCAGAGCACTTGCCAGTGCAGTACGGCCAAGACCTTTGACAACCAAACCAGCAGCACCACCAAGAGGTGCAGACAGGGCCATATCACCCACACCTTCAGCAATGAGTTGTGCAGTGACATCACCGCTGTTCAGAGCACGGCTGGCAGAGTCGATGAAGTTCTTCCCTTCCATACGCCATTCAGCCAGTGTTGGGTTTGCACCTTCAGCCAGATCACGTTCGTATTCCACATAGTTGTCGAAGGAATCCAGTTTACCTTCGATCTGGAACAGACGCTGACGATCTTGAATGGTTTCAGAAAGGTTTTCCTGAAGAACATTCTCAACAGCCGTATTGTGAGCCGAAAGAATGTCAGCAGTGGCTTGTTCACGGGAGATCTGACCATCGGTCATTTTCTCAACCAAGAAACCAGCACCAATACCAGACAGGTTTCCACCTGAACGAATGGGAGCCATCACAGCACTGGTGGCAATATCGCTCCATTTCTCACGGGTAGTACGTTCACGATCATTGATCTGATCCACCTCATTCGAGGTGTAATACTGACCCATGGAAGCGAGATAACCTTCATCCCCGTACTTGGCACGAATCTCCAAGTCATTGAGGTTTCGCATATCCTGAATGAGTTCATCTTCGTTTCCGGTATCCCGGTTACGAGAGACTGCGACTTCTTCTTGGAATTTGGGATCCCGAAGACGTTGAGCAATCAATTCGGCTGCAAGAATTTCGTCGCGTTCAGACATGATATGACACCTTAGAGCAGGATTTGTGTGGTTCCTGCTCTAAGTGTCACATTCTCATGTTCGGGTCAACGTCCGTCGAGGTTTCCATCAGCACGGGAGATCGTAGCAGCATCTTGGATCAGTCGATCCAGACGTTCACGAAGAGTCTGATAACGAGGATCATCAGTATTCCCAGACGCTTCGAAACGATTCATCTGACCAATGATCTGACGCTGTTGGCTTGCGTTCTGTTGGAGACGGGTTTCATTGATCGTCAGTTCCGACTGAGCACGGTCGAATTCAGCCTGACGTTCTGGAGTAAGCTGGGCAACAGCAGCTTCCACAGCAGCACGATCAAACCGATTTTCAAGGCTGTTCCGGGTAAGATCCCATCCCAAACCATGCCAAGTATCTTCACCGTTGATGAAGCCCGGATCCGGATTGTACGCATCACGCATTGCCACAGCCATAACAGCAGGTGGTACTTTGTAGTGGGCAGCCAAATCATTAACCATCCGACGAAGATCTTCCGAACGATAGTTCGAAGGAGTCTGAGGATCATCCGCGATACCAAGATCTGCTTCCAGACTTCCAGCCGGGTTCTCTTCATACCGGGGGATATCAGACAGAGCACGATATTGATCAGTACCTTGAAGACCACGGTTTGCCTGTTTCATGGCATTACCCAGAGCTTCATTGATCACAGCATTTTGTGCTTCCGTAGAACGACCACGGTTGAATTCAGCATTCAGAGCAGAGTCAGCTTCGATGTTGGCAATTGCAGCAGCAGCAAGGTCAGCAGCTTCCGACGTGGAGTATTCCCCAGTCTGGAGCAGTTGTTCTTGGATTGCAGTCTGAGCACCAGCAGCATCACCCGGAGTGAAACCATCGGAACTGACAACATTCTGAGTGATCCCGGTAACGAGGTCAGCAGTTGCAGCAGCATCTTCCTGACGAATGAGTTCATCACCACGTTGACCAGCTTCACGGAGAGGGTTCACCTGACCCAAGATCTCTTGAGGGGTGAATTGACCAGAAGCAGCCATTGCAGCAGTGAAAGCATCACCTCCAAAACCAGTTTGGATAGACTGATTACGAGGACGTTCAAATGGTTGAGCAGCAGGTTGTCCCGGAGTTGCAGGAGGACCACCAGCAGCGGCAGCCAGAATGCTTTCCCGATTGACCAAAGGCATCGAACGGATCTCATCAATCATGACATCCAGTTCAGCATCAGAGACATTCTTGAAGCCTTCCCATTCAGACCGAAGACCAGCACGCATGGATTCACGAGACCGTGGACCCATTACACGCTGTTGAGCCAGATAAAGACCAAGTTGTTCCTGAACAGGAGCAGAGAATGGTACATCATCAGGCAGGTCCAGATCACGCTGAAGACCACGAAGAGTTGAACCAACGATCTGAAACTTACCCATTGGAGTGGCCACACGACCGATTTCAGCATTCACAGACTGGCCATATTGTCCATCAGGAGATGCAAAGCGACCAGCCTCACCCAATGTCATCTGCGACACACGTACACCATTGTTACGGTTACGATGACCGTACAGAGTGTCATACTGATCAGAAGCACCACCACTTTCAGTACGGTCAATGTGAGCAGAGAATGCAGTACCACCAGTCAATGCACCACGTTCTGCATCAAAGAAGGCACCAGCATTGTTTTCCAGCCAGTCTTGTTGAGCCTGACCCCGGTTGTATTCATCCGTTTCCCAGCCAAAGCGAGTTGCACTTCGACCTTCAGCAGCATTGGCACGAGAGTTTGCATCATTCCCCCAGCCAATCGAGGCTTGAGTACGGTCAGAGTTCACATTGGTAGAACGGATATCAGCCCGTGCTCCCATTGCTTCATTCAAAGTACGAAGACCGTTCTCACCAAGATTGAGGTCATCAAACGCACCACTGTTGAATGCAGTCCGAAGCTGATCCTGATCCATCCCACCAATACGACGGATGAGTTCATTTTCTGCTTTCAGTTCTGCACCTTCTTGGTATCGACCGAGAATGCCTTCAGCAGCCGAAGCAGCATCATTGATACCACCTCGGACTTGAGCCATGAGGCCAGAGACATTTGGCGAAGAGACTTGAAGCTGTCGCCACTGGAGTCGAGGATCACTGTTGGCCATGGTTCATTCCTTACAGGCTGTGTTGGTCGATTTCGCCCTGAAGCTGTTCTTCGCTACGAGTACCAGTCGCATAACGACCACGGATTCGATCTTCCAGAGCGGTGTTGTAGGTCTGTGTCTGGTTCGCAAGGTTCGTATCCCATTGCTCACGAGCAAAAGCCATCTGTTCTTTGGCCATCTTGTGTGCCTGATACGAAGACCAGAGATTCCCCAGAACCTGAACTCCACCAAGGATCAGACCAGCACCACCATCTTTGGACCAGAAACCAGAGCCTTGTTGTGCTCCAGTGTTTCCCACTTGAGGAGTGGTTGGAGAAGCCACAGTGACATCAGTCACACCCGGAGTACCAACATTCCCAGTTGGAGCACCGACTTGGACTTGGTTCATCCCCATCTGGGTATTCGAGAGTTGAGAGCCATTGGTGGTGGCAGAATTGTAGTTGTTAAACTGCATGGTCAATTCCTCGGCAGGGATCTTGCGATTGTTGTGTACTCATACACCATGTCATGTGTGAGTTCTACGATCTCAGATCCAGTCATGGTTGTTCGACGGATGTATTGATCTAGGGTTTCCGGGAGATATCCACGAGAATTGCCACGTTCATTGCTCCTTGTAAGGAACATTGGGTTGAAATTCAAATTACTTTCTCCATCCAGCCCGTCAATGAGATCTTGGATGTATTCCATCCGTTCCTCATAGGTATTCCGATCATCTTCAAGGTCAGCTTGCATTTCTGCAATATCACCCTGAACCCAGCCAGCATAACCATTGGCAAGAGCATTCCCCAAACCAAGAAGACCTTCAGCACTGAAGAGACTCGTTCCAGAGATTGCCATACCAAGGGCAAAACCTGCCAGAGCAGCAAACAGAGCACCCCATTTCTCACCAAAGAGTTCGGTCCCAACGATCTTCAGAACTTCTGCAATGATGATGGATGCGATGTAGTTGGCAACGACCCCTGCAACCAAGGCAGCCGTGCCTGTAAGGCCCAGAGCAGTGCCAACGGCAAGGTTCCCTCCCAGAACCCCGGCTCCCCCGGCAAATGCACCGGGGAATACCACAACAGCGATGATGATGATTGCAATGACCAGAAGGATCTTGAAGATCCCTCGCTGATACCACTTCTGTTTTGTGATCTCATATGAGTTGAACAGGATATGTGAGTTCGCAGTACAAAGCTGCGTGTAGTCGATGATATTCATTTCGTACATGGTTGGATAATGGAGAGGAACCAAGAAACCAGATTCCTCATCATCATTCAGAGCCTCTGTCGAAGTAATATTAACGGACTTCCCGCCATAGATGTAGTTCCGGGAAATGAGTCCCCAGATCTGCAAACGACGGTAGGTGTTTTCATCAATCTGACGATAGATATACATCGACGGGATAGTGTTCGTAATCATACGAACTTCTTCACCATCACGAGTGTTGTAAGTGTCACGAGTTTGGTACGTGAAATCTGGACCAACTTCGAGTTTACAGTCTTTGATTTTAGATTCAATCGCAGGCTGTTCACCAAAAGCTGGAAGCATTTCGAATGTTCCAGTGAACTGTTCTTCTTCCACATGAACCCATGTCAAACGATAGTCGATACCAATCGACCCATCTTTGAGTTTGATGGTGTTGGTTGGTGGTTCTGGCGGAGCAGAAGGCACTTCAGGACGAGGAGGGATAGTATTCCATGCGTTCCCTTCCTGATTAGCATATTGAGCTTCCCATGCCGCAAGGGCTGCCAGAGCAGCTTCATACGCAGCCACATCGGCTGCCAATTGAGTCATGGCACTTCCTGAACCACCAGACTGAAATGGAATCATCTTCTTAAAGAAGTCATAGGTGTACATCTTGGCTGCGTTGTCTTTCGCATTCAGAGAAGTACCCCAGCAGAGATAAGCATAGTCGATATCGTCGATAGAAGGATTATCCTCTACCGTCTCAACCAACGTATCAAATCGTTTTCCCGGAAATGCTCGACGATAGATCGCATCATTCTCTGCTTTCAGATCAGAAAACTGAGGTTCATCAATCGACTGGTTGTTAATCCGGACTGGAACAAATGGAAAAAACTCTTGAAAACCAGAAGCATCCACATCTGAAACCAAGGCATCGAGAGTCGCATTGCCAGTTCCGATCTCATAGATGAAGACCTGTTCTGGCCCATATTGCTCCCCAATGAACAGATCTTGAGTATCATACCGAGTGGTCCACTGTTCAAGGACTTGCTCCCCAGTAGTTACTTCGGTTCGAGTTTCAATCACACCTCCACCCAGATCTGTCGTCGTCACAACCGTATCGGTGTATCCACCAACGACTGCATCAGTAGCTGTGAAGTTCCAGATCTGACGTTCACCCTGCATCTCGATACCATTCTGAGAGATGACAATCTCACGTTGGTACACCTCTTCAGCAGTGCTGAGAGTATCAGACACATTCGCAGATACATTGTTCTCAACCACCACATCAGGATCACCATTGTTATAGCTCAAAGTGGTGGTTCGGTTTCGGATCAGAGTGACATTGGTGAATGTCGAGGTTGCTGAGAGTTGATCCCATCCAGTCACATCAGGAAGTGAGGTCACTCCTGTTGTTGGGGTTCCTTCAACCAAGTCTCCTTCACTACTGTCCGAGTATTCGATGTACTTGGACACGACATATCGTTTGTTGGGATCATAGATAGGGCCATACGTCCCATCATTGAGCCAAGAGAAGAAGTCATTGTTCGGAAATTCCACAGAGAAGGTATTGGTCGGAGGATCATACTCACCCAACCAGTCTTCACCAATTCGATCAGAATGGTTCAGGAGAATCCATTTCTCCAACCACATCTGAAAATCCCCATCTGCAATAGCAGATTGGTAAGCAGAGATCTGTAAACCAGCAGGAGCAGGAGGGACACTCGTCAGAGGAATCTCAGCCCCAACCACAGAAGCATCCAATACACTGGAATTGGTAATCGAAGCTGTTGGCATGATGGAGTAATCCAACTGCTGACAGTATCGAAAGAATTGAAGCTGTTTCTGTCCCGGACCATTGAAATAGGCACCAGTCAAGTCATCAGCCAATGACGGAGCATTGGCCATAACCGCTCCAAAGAGCGTACCTTTCAGAAAGTCTGGACGATCATCTTCGTCCCCAGCCATATTGTACAATGTGCTGGAGACGGTGATGATTTTCTTTGAGGAGAACAGACCCATGTGGAAGTCTCCTTAGATATTGTTGTTTGTCCGGACGTTATTGAACACGTTGGAAACAGTTGTCTCAGAAAACTCAGCAGGAACCGGAACACCGATATCCAGAGTTTTCCGGGTGATCCACGAATCCAAGAACATCTTGGCCGTCTTGTGTTGAGCATCCTTGATGAAGGAGTCGATCTGCTGATCGTACAGATCTTTCTGTTTCCCAACAGAACCTTCAACAGTTGCACCATCTGCACGAGTGTCCAGAGTTTTGGCACGTTCTGCTTCACCTTGTTCAGTGGTGAGGGTGATCTGCTCACCCAACAGATCCACCTGACGAGGCAGAGTATTGGCAAGGTTGTAGTCCTTGATGTCTGCATCAGCGATGAGGTTCCGTTTCTGAAGAGCAATGACACCTTGTACCGGGGTCAAACCATCAGTCCGGGTTTCCAGAGTATTGGCACGCTGAGTTTCCACCTGCTCTTTGATGAGGGCGGTCTCTTGAGGCATCCGTTGGTTCAGGATGTGCTGTTGCTGTGCCAGTTCCACAGGCTGCATGGAGTCACGCTTGAAGTCTTCGATATCAGCCTGAGTTGGGATGATACGATCACGTTGCAGCGTCTGAATATCAGCTTCCAGAGGCTGAAGAACACGGTTCTGGTATTCAGCAATGGCTGCCTGTGCCGGAAGGATCCGGTCAGTCTGGAACTCATTCATAGCCACAGTGGAAGGCATCACAGCAGTACGTTCGTAATGCGTGATAGCCAGATCAGCAGGCTGTTGATAGTTCCGCTGGAATTGCTTGATGGCAACATCAGCAGTCACACTGTCATGCTGTGCTTCTTCAGTCGCAATCTGCATCTTCGTCAGAGCATACTGAGCAGCAGTCAGGTTCAGTTGGAAGTTCGCATTCGCAGCTTCAATCTTCGTCTGTTCAAGACGAATGAGAGCTTCAGTAGCCTGAATTTCAGCGATACGGGCTTGCATCTGTGCGGTAATGGCTTGCCAGCGAGCTTGGTCTTTCTGGAGGGTGAAGGAGACTGCCTGTCCCATCACCTGATTGGCCACAGCCGTATAGACCTCTGCATACTGTGAACCAGTGATTCGATTCCCTTTGAACTCACGCTCAAGGTGTTTGTCCATGGCAATCATGAACACATCGAATGCACCTGTTCCTTCGAGAGTGTTTTTACCTGCTGTCACTTCAGCAATAGTTGCTCCAACCACATCTTGATAAAGATCAGAGGCGGTATCTGGAGTGAAGTCGTACTTTGGATCAGAAAAGTCAGGCGACGGGGGAATAGTTACCCCCGTCGTCAATGCTGTGAAAAGATCATTCGCCAGCGTAGACGAATTGTCTTGGTTTTCGAATTCGTTGCTCATGATCTTCTCCTATGGCAGTTCAGTCCGATATAGACCGATTAATCGTGAGTGTCGATTGCACCACGAGCTTTCTGGTCCTGAGCCAAACCAGCGATCTCTTCCTTCGTCATCGGAGGCAGGATCTCGATGTTGAATTTGGGCATCAGAACAGTCTTGTACTGTTTTACACCGAAACTCGAAACCTGACCACGCTGTTTCACTTCCTTCCGCATGGTGTACTTCTCCTCACGGAGAGAGTTCAGCAGAATTTCAGGAATGTGCCAGCCCAGTTCATTCTCTTCACCGAAGGGAATGTATTTCGACACCTTGCCCGTGTACTTGTTGTAGACGGTCTTGATGGCACCCGGCAGAGCCGAGTCATTCGGATCGAGATTGTGAACACGCACCCGATGGAGACGCATTGCCTTCGCACGAACGATGGCACGTTTCTCGACTTCAGAAAGACCGGGAGTGTTGGGATTCAGCAATGCTTGTGCAGTGCGAGGAAGATTCAGAACCTTCTTTGGTTCAGTCTTCACAGGTTCTTCGACAGGTTTGTTCGCCAGTGCTTGCATGATGGGGTCATCCTTGTCCACTTCAGGTTCCGGATTTGCCTTGGCTTCCAGAACAGGGATCAGTTTCTCTTTCAGAGTACCGACACCAGTGTTGCCAGAGAATGAGACTTCCATCTCATTGGCAATGAACCGGAGCACTTCTTTGTCATCAGTGTTCTCGACGATTTCCAGAAGTTCAGCCGGGGTTTTGTTGGAGATATCATCCATTGGGTTTTTCCTTTTGAGTTACCATGGTGATGGTCGCTTAACACAGCCTAAAGACTGGTGCAAATGAAAGAGGCTCCCGAAGGAGCCTCAATCTGTCTTATGAGCCTGAGATTACTCAGGGATCGGGCTGTAGGCCACGGCCATACGTTCACCACGGAGCTTGATGAAGCCGTAGAAGAACTTGATCGAGGAGAACCCGATCTTGCCGTAGGGGTCAGTCCGGTCAGCGGTCTTTTCACCCGGCTTCTTGACGATGATACGGAATTTGGCTTTGCCTTTTCCGGTCATGCCCTGAAGACCAATGGTTGCGAACGCTTCGTTACCGATGACAAGCAGCGGAGCCACGTCGTAACGACCACCAGTTGCCTGATAACCACCATTGGTGCCTTCGTCAGCACCCACACCCTGCCAGCGCATCATCTGCGGAACCACGATGATCCGAAGATGAGCAGTCGGAATTGCACCGATCTCGCCATTCATCAGAGTCGCAGCATCTGCATACTGTTCAACGGGTACGAAGTCATTCCAGTCACTGATCATGATCTGGAGTTCGGAACCGATGTAAGCGATACGCGAAGCCGAGATCACACGGGTATCCGTCATGCGGCTACCTTTGATGATCGTGGTCTTCTTGGGCGTGCGGTTGTCATCAAGGATCACCGACAAACGCTTCAGATCACCGACATCCAGTGCAGTCACCGAGCCAGATTCACCCGAGATTTTACGCAGCGAAGTCGCCACACCCGGATAGATCTTCACGTCAGCAGCGTTCAGCAGGTCGGCCTGAAGCAGATCTTCGTAGATCTCGTTGGCACCACGCAGCATCTCACGGGACAGGTGGCCGTAGAGTTCCGAGTCCGTATCGAACATCAGAGAATCTTCGGTCCATTCCATGAAGAAGCCATGTTCTTGGATTTCGCCTTTCCGTTCCAGACGGGTAAAGCCAACGCGGTTCACGCGGCCACCGTTCTCGGTCAGGGTCGGCATCTTGCCAAGAATCGTACCAACGTCACGCGAACCACCGTACAGAGCACCGACGTTCTCTTGCTTCACACCAGCACCAGCAGCAGCGATAGCTGCATCTGCATCGGCTTCGTTGGCATAGTGAACCACGTTGTCAGTCAGGGTGATCAGCGTGTGGGTAGCACCCGAAGGACCGTCACCACCAGCGGCAGCAACAACTTCAGCAGTACCCGTGGCCGAGTTCACGTTGTCGTTGATCGCAGTCACTGCGGCAGCAGCACCTGCATCGAGGACTTCCACAACGGCAGGGAACGTCACGGTGAAAGTACCCGGAACACGGGCAACACCATTGGCGTCGATACCTTGGTCGTTGACGTTCAGTTCGTCCAGAAGCGGAACGTAGTAGAAGACCTTCAGTTCCTTACCGAAGTGTTTCGGCATGGATTTTGCGTCAGCCAGCGGAGAGAAATACATCTCTTCGGCAGCATCCATCAGGGACTTGCGGTCCCAGTAATGGGTGTTGAACTGGGGGCCAACCGAAGATTGCGGCGAGCCATCAACACCGACTTTCGGTGCGTTGTAAATCTGAGCCATGGTGTTTTCCTTTCAGTGTCTCAGCGATTTCACTCGGGAGGAGCCAGTTTGGCGAATTCCTCATCCGACATTTTGTCGAAATCAATCTCTTTGGCCGGAGCCGAAGCAGACTGCTTCGATGGAGGTGTCGAAGAAAGATGTGGATTGGCCGTAGGCTTCGACTGCGCCTTGGGCTTCCGTCCTCCCGATGCAACAGGTTGGCTCTGGGGTTGGCCCGTCGTCTGCAACGGAGCCATAGAACTTCCTTGACCGGGATTTTGTGGAGCACTTTGGAACACACCCGCATTCTTCATGGCTTCACCAACTTGGTCAAAAGCCTGAAGGAACGGAACATTGAGCAGGTAGCCCATACTCTTTTGATATTCCAACTCCGATACCACCTTGTCGTAGACACCATTTCGCTTCAACTCTTGGAGATTGCCGATAATTCCCGGATTCTCCCGAAGTTTAGCTTTTGACGCTTTGTCCCAGTCACGGTGAATATGAGTTACCAGAGCTTGGCCTTCCGGCGAAGTTAGTGCCATATCCAACGCATCCCGGAACTCATTGTCCTGTGGGTCGCCTTGGTAGTTATTGGCCTGATAACCCGAATCTTTTTCCGTATCAAGATCCATCGGGTCAATATTGTGACTTTTTAGCAACTGTGTAATTGCCCCTTTGTCACCTTTTGACAGGTCGATCAGGAAGTTCAGCTTGTTCGGATCATTCAAACCTTGGTCTGTAAGCATCCGATTCAGAGCTTTCATCGGTTTGATTTCCTGCATCCGGCGAGAATAATTCACGCCTTGTTGCATCAACCGAATTGCATCTTCAGGAGAACGCACAGTGAAGTCTTTCCCATCCGCTTTGAACGGAGTGGTAATCTTCTGGAAGAAACCAAGGGCTTCATCCACCTGAGCAGTGTCCATGCCATCAGGGAGTTTGTAATACCCAGCTTTGGCAGGAGTTTCTCCTTTGCCAGCCTTGGGTTTCACTCCATCGTCTTCGGAGGCAGTCTTCCCTTCTTCTTGGGAGTCTGCTTTGGGTTGCTCACCGGACGATGGTTCCTCACCCGTTTCACTTCCTTCCCCGGCCATGGGGTCAGATGACTTGTCTTCTTCCGGATCTTCTTCTTCGGCATTCGGGTCTTCGAGATCGGGGTCGGAATCAGTGTCACCCCCGGCATCGTCAGACTCACCACCGTCAGTAGATGCGTCAGGATCTGGAGTGTCTTCGAGATCAGGTTCTTCGTTCGACGTTTGGATTGAGTCATCTTCTTCCTCATTGTTGGACAGAGTTGTTTCACCTTCGGGGACGTTTCCCGAAAACTGTTCCTCATCCAACTTCAGGAAGTCTTCATCACTCATGTTGTCGAAGTCGATTTCTTTGGGTTCGTTAGCCATGATTATTCTCCATCATTGGGCTTAGGGAAATGCGGAAAAGCCGGGGTTATTCCCCGGCTGCTTCCTTGATTGCGAGATCTCGGGCTTCTTCCAGACCTTTGAGTTCATCTTGAGCCATGTTCGATTGCTCAACGATGTTCTTCATATAGTTCCGGAATTTGCCAACTGCTTTGATCGACTCAGTGCAGTCATCTGCCACCTTGTCATTCAAACGACCAGAGGACAGGAGTTCAGCCATTCGGCTAGGTTCATCGACGAAATAGCCCTGCATAATCAGCAGTTTGAAGTCATCGTTCTCAGCGAGACGACGAGCAGCTTCACCTTTGGCGATGATATCGGCAAAGTGAGCTTTGGCTTCCTCATACTGTTCATGGGTCAGTTCGATGGTTTCGGGTTCTTCTTCACCCAGAGACGCATTGTACAGGTCCATTGGACACCTCTCAGCAATTGACTAGAACCCTGCCTTTCAGGGTTCCTTCAGTCTTACTGAGTGCTCAATGGACCAATTGGAAGCGGTTGTCCACCCTGTTGATTAAGTTGAGGAGGAACCATCGAAGGATCTGAGAAACCAGAACCAAGAGCAGGAGCACCACTTGGGCCACCACGTCCACGAGGAGCAGCGGTATCCCGTTCGTCTTCCATCTCTTTGATCTTGTTGAATCCAACAGCAGCTTCGATGTTTTGAGCAGGAGTTTCTCCAGCCAACAGTGCCTTAGTGATTTCCGTAGCACGGTTTCCAGCAGCTTGAGCACCCATCTTCTCAACTTCACGTTCATGCTTGAGACCAGACATAGCCTCATCAACTTCTTCCAGAAGTTTAGCAGCACGAGCACGAGCTTCTTCTGCACGAGCCTGATTGAGTTCAATCTCGGTCTGAGCTTTCTGAAGTTCTGCTTCTTGCAGAGCAATTTGCAGAGGATCAGGTTGAGGCTCATAGGCACGGATTTGTTCAGCCAGATCAGGCATACGCTTGAGATCTGCGATCTTGCCAAGGACAATCTTCCGCAGGTTTGGATCCATATCAGGACCAACAGTCTGAAGAACCATACCAAGATCATTGGCTTTCTGTTCATCAACAGAAGCAGTCGAGATATCGACTTTCAGATCGAAGTTGCCTTCCAGTTCAGCACGGGAAACCTCAACAAACTGTTCATTGGTGACTCGGATGATCTCCTTGTCACTCAAGAACTTGGCGTTCATTGCGATAATCTTCGTACCAATATCCTGCATACCTTTTGCAAGACGACGAAGAATGCTCATTTCCCGAGTAGCAGCACTGTCGAGAGCACCGCGAATACCAGTAGCAACCGATCCGTAGGCATCTCCTGAAATCCCTCCACTAAAGGACTTAACCCCGGTAAGTGCCTCTGCTTCTGCGTTTTGCATCTGGATCGTTTCATGGGCTGACCTCGGAATTTCGGGGTACTCCATTTGACGGATATTTGCTTTTGGATCCCCATTTGGGTTGAATTCAAAGTCTTCCCCGTTCGTGAAACGACGCTTGTTGACAGGATCGAGGAAGCCTTTGGCATAACCAGTCTGAGCATTGGCCGAACGACCCATGAGGTCAATGACCCCACGAGTGACAGCACCAATGATCCGTTGGTTATCTTGGAGCAGCGACGCATCAGCCTCGCCAAAGACTGATTTGAGAATAGGCATATACGGAACAATGACAAACGGAGGACGCTTGTCAGGGAATGGATTTTGACGCATCTCGATGATGGTTTCACCAACCCAAGTCACAACGATGGGAACCATGATCCCATTGTCGTAGATGTCATAAAGACCCCAGTATTCGTAGACCAGAACCTTCTGCTTATCAGCGGAACCAGAACCAGCAGTACGCATGTCATTTGCTGGAGTCGAGCTTTCATGATCTGGATTGCCATGGTTCGATTGGATCTTGGCAGATTCCCAGTTCACATTTTCCAGATTCTGATAGGTCTCTTTCTTGGCCATCAGTTCGGATTTGGTCGCTTCATAGGTGTAGATCATGTACTGGGCATTTTCCCAGTCACCTTCACACGACGGATCGACGAACAAATTGGCCACGTTGATAATACGCACAGACGGGCAGTTCTTCACCATCCGTTCAGTGGTTGTCATCTCAGTACCGGATTCTTTTGCAGTCACAAGTTGCTGCATCTCCATCGACATTTCAGCCGATGCTTTCAGAGTTTCAGGAAGGTTTTCCCATTCATGCCCAGCACTCTGCATCAGTTGGATTGCCTGCATGATCATTTGACCTTCCTGTTCCTCATTCACAGGGAAGTAGTCATACGTCGGCATCTCAACTTCTTCGGTACGGAATTCTTGCTCCCAACCAACACGCACAATGACAGAACCTTCGTCCACAGCGGTACGAACGTAACGGTCAATGAAATCGACTTTGTTGATCTTGGTGTCCCACTGCCAGTTCAGAACCACCTGATTCTGTTTGGCTTTTGGCCCATCCTCATGAGTACGAGGAAGGACTTGGAACATGCGGTCAGTGTTCAGGAAAGGCTCACTCAGAGCCGGATAACGCCATTCGTTGTGCTTACGAATGAGTTTCGGTTGGACAGCGGATCGACCCGGTTTCGCTTTCTTCGGTGCTTCCGCTCCTGTTGCGTTCCGGAGATCCAGCCATCCTGTGACATTGCTTTTTTGATCGTCGGTTTCTTGACGAGCAAATTCCAGATCCTGACGAAGATCTTCGAGCTTCGGCTCTTTCGTCCAGTCAGTCATGGTAGACTTTGCACCATCGTTCGCATCTTCAATGCGTTCGACATCAACCGTATCTGGTTGTTCGTTCCGGTTCTCAGACTGGACCTTATATTCGTCATTCATTTCCATGGATCGACCCTTACTTGAGAATCTCGGATAGCTGTTCATAACCCTGTACAGCAATTTCTTTTTCTTGACCACACTCGATCAAGGCATCCCCCAATCGGCCCATGCGGATCTCATCTGAACCAACGGAAGTACCTTTGACTGTCCGAATGACATCCATTGGATGAGGACAGGGGTCAGTTACGTTTTCAGGGAGTGGTTGGACTTTCACTCCATCGGCGTTCCAACCGCTGCAACCCACCAGTAGCAGCAACACCGGGGTTAGAAGCACCATCCGCTTGGAGAGCTTGATTTTCGAGTTCATTGACCAATTCCTCTCGCAAACGGTTCAGACGAAGCATTTCAGCGTTCATTAGCTGAAGATCAGCATTGAGATCAAGAATCTCGTTCTGAAGAGCCACTTTCTCTTCCTGATACTTTTCCACCTGCCAGACTGTACCTTTGTGGACACCATAGGCAAAAGCCCCACCAATCATGGCGAGGCTGATACCCAGAGCAATGAGATCTCGTTGACCGATCATAGAAACCTCTTCAGAAGACGTTCTCGTAGGATATTCCCAATCTCCACCGGATCTTGGAAACCATTGGTATCGCCGGGAAGAACCGTATAGTCCCACTTCCAGCGTTGTTTCACTCCCAGAGTTGGTTCGACTTCAGCATGAGTCAGAGTCGTCCACTTGGAGACAGGAATATCGTACTCTTCCACCAACTCAGCAGACTGTTCCAGCATTGCATCAATGCCTTCCCAAGTGATGGGATTTGATCCCCAAACCATCGGATTGGCTTGCTTGGAACCAGCCATGGCATCAACAGACTGACCAATCCAACCAGTATTCATCGACTTGGTGTGAGAAGCACCAATACCTCGACGCCAATCATACATGACCTGTTCTGCGATGGTTGCATCACCTTGAATGGTATCACCCGTTGTCGAATGCAGAAAATTGTAGGCTTTCTTTTCGAGGTCGATAAAGCCTTTGGCACCAGCAGTCCAATGCCAGACAATCCCTCGTACCCCACGATCAAACAGATCCTGACGACGACGTACACCACGTTTTTTCATAGCTTTTTCAATACCCTTACGAGTATTTGGACCCATGATACCATCAACTTCAAGAACGGCACCCCGTAGGATACCGTTCACTCGACCTTGGTAGTCTCGAACTGTGATACTCATTTGATGATATCCTCATTGGCCAGATCAGTGATCTTTACGTTTCGTTCAGGTTCATTGGGATAGAACACATTGGAACAAAACAGTTCAGTGGAATCATCCACTCCAGAATCATTGGCTGTCACATCATACCTGACACATACGTAGAAAGGAATGGTAGGAACAGCAGGTGGATCTGACTGTTCATTGTCAAACCATGCAGACCAACTCCAATATTTTGGATCATCTTCGATATCGGTATAGTTTCCGTCACCTTTGCGAGAAGTCAACCGAGTTCCATCTTCTTGATACACAGCAGCCGTCCATGTTCCCGAAGAAGGTTGACGTGCATCAGCATCATACTTGACCAAAGGTGGTAGGTTTTCTTCCACATAAACAAGCTGTACGGTGGCTGTAACAAATGGACGATCAGCAAGAAACGCATCATGAAATTTAGCGTATGCACCTTGAAGCATGATCATGAAAATACAGAACACTGAACCAGCAATCATCACCCGAAGATCATCACGATTTCGAGTGGTTTTTTCTGCACGGAGTTGGGGCATCAGTTTCATGGCACTATTGGTCATTGATTTCCCTCCGGATCGGGGATCGTATCCCCGTCTTCCAATCGTCCTTCAGGACCATAATGACGGGGAGTAGGATCAGTTGGTTCATTGGCTTCACCAGAAATGAACCGTTCAACCAATGTGACTGCTACGAGACCGATAAGAAAAGAAGCAGCGGTGAGCGTACCCATCGCTCCTGCCATCTCATCAGGAAGATCTCCGATCCACGGTCGCATAATTACAGGCCCAAGTACACCGACGCCAAATGCGACGGCTCCACCTACGAATACAACTCGAAGACCTTCACGCCAAGTTGTTTTCAATACTGCTGCTCGCACGGATCCACCCAACGCACCGAAAAACGTAAGAATAACGGCACGTTGGTTGAAAACTTCACCCAACAAATTTGGATCTTGATTGCTCATCAGACGAAACCCCTGTCCTGAAAGCGAGTGTCTTCATCCACTACTTCAGAGGTCTGTGATTTGTTTTCGATGATATCATCACCCATCATCTTCAAATACAGCCCGTAGTAGGAATCGCCTTTCGCTGTGTGTTCTTCCCCGCCCATGTGGGAGAGATACAACCCAGAGACGTAAAGTGCCAGAGCTTCATACAGATGAGGAGGCAGATTCATGGAATCTGTCAGAGTGATTTCCGGATGTGTGGTCTGAAACTTCAGGTCAACTGCCGGAGTATAGTCAGCCATGAAGGCATCAGTAAATCGAACCGTATTGGGGGATGGCAGTGTGATCTGGTTGTTGGTTTTCGGAATGAACGTCCGCTCATTCTCTGGAATCACATCCATGTCTTTGTGGACTGCGTGTACGGACAAGAGCCGTACATAATCCGTGAAGACTGGATCGAGATTTTCATCGAGAGTGTAGATATTCTGTCCGGGGACAAAGGACAGTGCATAGATGTTTTCAAACAGCTTCATCCGGGTACTGATGTCGATCAGACCCTGATTGGTGAGTTCCAGAATCTGATCCTCATGACCGGGATTGAGTTCTCCCAGATCTTGGTCGTCAACTGCGGATGTGTTTTTGAGTTGCCCGTAAGCCAACTTCCGAGAGAAATCTGAGAAGAGCATGTTGAATCCTTACACGATGTATGCGTCGATGCCGCTGTTTTCGTCCATTTCCGCTTCTGTACCCCAGATAGGATCAGCAGTCGAGACCTCAGTCTCCACAGTGGGTTCGTCTGGGTTTGGTTTCCATGGGTTCATGACCGTCAGCATGGAGATGGTATCTAGGCAGTCATCCTTACCCATCAAACCATCCCGAGTCGCAAGGCTGATCTGTTCCATGAACAAACCAAGGGTTTTCGTCTTTCGCATCTCAGAGCAGAAATGGACTTTACCTGCTTTGAAGATTGGAACCACGAGATTGAACCGTGACAGTTTGTCCGTCATCGGTCGGATACCGGGTTTGTTGGTTTTCGGGTCATGGGTCAAATTGAAGTAGATCCCGCGACGATCCATCTCAGACATGATCCAAGGAATGAAACCACCTTGCTGACCAGTCACCTCGATCCCCACACCTTGAGGCTGATACTCTTGTGCAAAATTGAACAGATCGTTGATAGTTTTGCCCATCTGTTGACGTTCGCACAGACCATCCACCCAGATCCAATTGCCATCTTTGTCGTAAGCCCACACAGAAATCACAGTGTAATCAGCAGTTTGCTTCGACGAAGTGGCAAAGTCAGTGGTGATATAGAAGTTGTAGTTCTTCCGGTTGTTCAGAATTTCAGTACGAGACTTCCAACCAATCTCATCTTCTTGGATCAGACGAGATTCATCAGACGTGATTCGAAGCATAAGTTCCTGACGGAAGGACTTCTCTTTGCCTTCCATCACAGCAGAATCATACATCTCTTTCACGTAGTCATAGGTGAATCGGTCTTCCCAAGCTCCAGAGAATTCATCTCGCTCACAGGGGAATTCTTTACAGACTGGCCACACGTTCACTTCCCATGCACCAGATTCAATTGCCTGATACACGATGTCTTCTTTGTTGAACGGAGTCCCATTCAGGATCATCTTGTGACGAGTCGGATCGAGAGCATACTGAACACCAGAGTAAACCGTGTCGTTGATTGCTTCCATCGCAGTGGGGGATTTGGAGTCAGCATCGGAGATCAAGTCGTCCATCACAGCAAGGACAGGACGACGGTTGAAGATCTTCGTACCCCGGATACCGGATTTTGCACCGAACATCTTCACACCGAATTTCCCACCATTCCGGTTGTGGAATTCCATGTAGTTCTCAGTGAATCGAACTCCCTCTTCAGGGAGCCAATGCTGAAGGAACTCAGACGAATAGTACCGGGACTTCACAGATTCCCGCATCGACTTCACACCGTTGTCCATGGAATCCGAGATGTAGAGCATTCCCGGAACTGAACCAAAGCCCGGAATTTTGTTGAACATCGCCAGATACAGAGTCAGGTATTCTGCCATCAGGGTCGTCTTCGCAGTCCCACGAGCACAGAGGTTCGTGATCTTTTTCTTCTTGGTTGGCAGCTTGTCGAGCATAGCCAAGTGCATCGTGGGAGTCTTGTTGTCCTCACCACGACCATCATTACACAGCTTGATGAAGTTCATGAATTCGAGGCTGAACTTCGAGGGGACATACCCCCCGTTGTTCAACCAATCGAAATCCACTTCATTCAGGTAGTCATCTACCGTTTTGTTTCCGAAGAACTTACTCATCCGCATACTCCGCTTCAGGTACGTTCAGCGGTAGGGCTGCAACGTCCTCCACGGACATAGCTTTTCCTTCAATGGTTTTCATCTGCATCTCAGCCATTTCACTCAGACGCTGTTCCAGAGCCTTCATGCCATCGTTGAGACCAATCTCCACTTTCAGTTCAGCCTTGTTGGATTCTGGTTTCTTCAGGTGAGTCAGAATCGAGTTTGCTGCTTCCACCCGAACCTTATCACTCACGCTCACGTCATTCATGATCTCGTATTGGGTATTCAGAGCACTCTGGAACATATCCTGATTCAGAACCCATGTTGGAATCATGGCCCGTTCATAAACCATGTTGACCAGTTTGCCTTTGTTGTAGGCTGCAACATAGGAAGCGATGTCTTTTGGCTGTCGTCCATCAGCCACCATTTGAGCATGACGTTCGGGGAAGGTTGCCTTGTAAGCATCCAGATTCGATTTCCCCATGACCTTGTGGGAAACATACATCACTGCACGGACGTAATCACCGAGTTTGAATCGGCCTTCGGATAGCACCTGACTGAAAGTGATGAAGTTTTCCCGAATGTACCGAGCTTCTTCAGGATCTTTCGAAAGGGCATTGAGTTGGTTGACCATATCCTGCGTGATGTGACCTTTTTGGCCAGCGGGCAGGCTGTCTTGGACCTCTTTAAGTGTAAGCATTGCTCGTGGCTCCATAACTGTGGTATTGCGATCACACTGATGCCTATAACCTAAACCAAGACTGGAAAGCAAATGCCTCAAGAATGCTCCACGAATTATGTTTGCACACCGATCTGGTACACGCAAGCTGACATGACCGAGAATGGTGGTAACGACGTAGTTGCAAAAGCTGCTGGACCTCATGCTCAGGATCTCAACGTCACCTGTGTCGTCAAAACCGGAACTGTCCAGTTTCAGGTGAAAGATGAGCAAGGTAACTGGTTCACTCCCAGTGAAGCCTCGTACACGGTGAACGATTCCAACCTTGTCCGGCTGCCGCGTGCAAATATGCCAGACATTCGGATCATCGCCACTGCTGATGCTACATTCTACGTTGAAGGACCGCTTCGGTAATGCCTCATCCCATTTCATACCCTGTGGGGACTCAGGATGACGACCGTACTCGGTCCATCGACGTTGTTCATATCGAACCGTCGATCCGGGAAGGTGTGCATCTGGTCTCCAGCCTTTATGGACCGCTGGCTTCAGCGCCTCTGTATCGGTTCCCGCCTACGAACACCTTTCCACCATATCTGACTGGAGATCCTCAGATTCCCAGCGTACTCACCTGTAACTCAGGTCAGTGGGCTGCATCTCCGGCTGCCGTTCTCTACTATCAGTGGATGGCAGATGGTGTGGATATTCCCGGAGCCAATGGTCCAACTTGGACTTCCACTGTGGAATACGACAACACCGTGATCACCTGTGAAGTCCGAGGAGCGAACTATCTTGGTGAAGATTATGCTCTAACTTCCAACTCGATTGCGATCTCTTTGATTGAACCAATCGAATTAGAAGAGATGGAGAATTATTTCATCACTGGACTGAACCAAGGTGAGAAAGCTCAGACTGTTCGTGATGAACGTACTTTGGTTACGTCGGGTATTGGTGCTTTGAACCGTCTCGATATCAACCGAGGTGTTGCATACTTCACGACTGGTATTTCTGCTCTCAATCGTTCTGACATCAACGCTTCGAACTACAACTTCATTACTGGGATCTCCCAAAAAGATACCTTGTCTGTTTTGGAACGGACATTTGGAATTGGAGTGGTGAACTGGGATACTGGAGCACCTCTCGTTGATGGCGAACCTCAACCCATGAACCTCAAGAATCCAGATGCTGAAGCAGGTTTGGCAGGTTGGGAGACTTTTGGTCCTGTTAGTTATGTCGGGAAATATGGTGGCTTCACTCAGTCTCTTGATGATGTCCATGCCGGGAACCTGACTTTCTTTGGTGGTGAAAACACCAGTCCATCTACAGGTAATACCCCGTACACCTACATGACTCAGGATGTCGAAATCTTCCCGATCTGGCACGCAGATGTGGATGCAGGTACGACTTCGGTTTGGATCAATTGGTTCCAGCACAGTGAGTCTGGTGCTGACCAAGCCAACATTCGAATCGAATTCTATGCAGCCAATGATACGCTGCTGGGTGTCAATGATGGTCCGGGTCTTTGGGCATCTCCGAGCGGCATTCACTTCTATCGTGAACTCGTCGATACAATTCCGACCGGAACTCGGTACATCCGAATCCAAGCTGAATTCAACTGGCAGCTTGGTGATGACACGAATGCTCACATCGACACGATCTCCATGCAGATCTTCAAAGGATCTCGTGGAATTGGTACGGATCAAGGTCCAGACTTCAATATGTGGCGTCTTCGTTTCCTGACTGCGAACACTTGGTCTGGTGGTGCTCTCTCGGAACTCGAATTCCGTGACACACCGGGAACCATTGACCTTGCCACTGGTGGTCAGCCTGTATTCGGTTCTGCTGGTAACGGAGTCAGCAATGCTGATGCAGCCTTTGATGATCTTCGTGATACGAACTACTGGGCTGGCGCTCAGAACTCGATCTCGGAAGGTACGTCGTGGGTTGGATATGATTTTGGAACTCCCGTGAAACCGGGTGAAATCGAAATCACTGCACGTCCCGGATCCAATGCTCTTCAGGTTCCTCGCACCTATATGATCGAAGGTTCTGATGATGGTATCCGTTGGATTCCTCATCATCTCGTGGATCAGGACTTTGCAGGTGGTGATTACAACTCGGGTGAACGTCGTCAGATTCTGGTTCCCAAAGGAGTCTTTGCCTATCACAAAGATACTCCCGGAGGTGCAGGGTTTACCGCATCTCGTCAGACGAACCAGTTTGATGACTTCCCAGCCAAAGGGAATGTCTTCTACTGTCACTCTCGTTTGAACATCACCCACCTTGGTGCTCTGATCAATGACGGAACTGGGCTGCCATTCAACTACAAACTACAACTCTACCGGATGAACAATCAGAAGGATTCCATTTTCTCTGATGGTATGGTTTCGGAAGCAGTGTTGGAAAGCATCTCCGGAGTCGCCAACAATGCAGGTGGTGGAGTGAATAGCAGCTATTGGGCTGACCATGCTTGTGTGAATGGGCCTCACCACTTTGAAGTGGGTGAAATGTTCATGGTGTATTTCATTGATATGGATGCTGCCACGAATCCGGAAAATCCCAATGAAGCACGTACATGGTACTTCACCAACTTCGGAACTGAGACCTTCAAGATGGCTCGTCGAATCGTGACACCTCTGCGAACCTTCAACAAATTTGATACAGATGATCTGGTGGTTGGTGAACTCGGTGAAGGAAACAGCATCACTGATGATTGGCTCTGGACTCTGGATTTCAGGGGTCAGATCTTCTAATGATGGCAAGACCGTAGAAAGGACATCTCATGCCTAACATTCTCTTCGCTTCCAATTCGGTCTCGCACTTTCCGGGATCCACAATTGGTGCTCCGCTCTGGAGCTATGATGACAATCGGGTTCCGTACTCGATTCAAGTGAATCCACAGATGCCTGTGGGTTCGCCCAATCTCACTCAGTCTACCACTGACGAATACTGGTTCCATTTCCGGAATGGTTCCGATCTTTGGTACATCAACAACGACAACCCGATCATCGAAATTACTAATGCTTTGGGTGAACGGATCTTCCAACTGTCGTATCATGATCGAAACACGGAAGGCTACCATGCTCGTCTGACAGTGGATGATACTGAATACGTGGCGACTCGTTACATTCCGAAAGCTGAAAACGCTCTGCGAACCTATGACATCCAACTCAAGTTCGGTGGTCTTCAGGTTGAAGCACGGGTTTATGTCGATGAGATCCTTGTGATCACTCAGTCCTACTCGGCTGCGGGATGGGATCATCCTCGAAACTTCATTCTGGGTGCATCTCGTTCTATCAACGATTCGTTCGAAGAAGAATTCCAGTATTTCTCGGAAATCATCGTGGCTGATGCTGACACTCGGAATGCACGTCTCGACCTGCTTCGTCCGGTGTCTGTTGGTGCCTACGACAATTGGAATGGTCCAGTACTATCTCTGTCGGACGATGACCCAACCACAGGTATGACCACTGTCTCCCCGGAGCAGAACCAGTCTACCATTCTCACACCCTACACAGGTGCGAACAACATCTCGAACATCGTTCAGGTGACGACTTCCGTTCGAGGGATCAACTCCCCATCTGGTCTTCAACATCTCGTCCGAATGTCCGGAGTTGATTACCTCACTTCGACCTTTGCTGTTCCTTTCAACAAGGAATACCAGATCACTGACTGGGTAGAGAACCCGGCCACTTCCCTTCCTTGGGCTGCCACTGATCTGGTCAACGTCGAATGGGGTTTCAAATCGAAAGCCTGATAAGCCCCCGTCTCAGGCTGAGAGGAGGAAGGGTCGCTGCGGAGCGGCCCTTTCTTTTTTGGTTTATAGGGTGTCTTTAGTAGTATCGGTCATACGACCGGAGACAGTGCTTCACCCCAATGATCCTGACCAACGATCTTCGTCCCCGATGGACCAGATACGCACACAGGGACTGGGGTTTGTGATTCCGAAAAAGGAATCCATGGAGCTTGACGGATAGGCCATTATCAATGCCATCGAAGTCAAAACCAAGACGCTCAAGTAAATCCAGCATGACATATCACTCTTCCTTTTCGGGTGGCTCTATAGCCATACTATGAGTTCAATATAACATCCGAAAGGAAAACCAATGCCTGACTTCAAAGTTTATATCGCTGGTCCCATGAGTGGCATCGAAGACCACAACAAACCTGCTTTCCTCAAGGCTGAAGAAGACGTGGTGTCAATGCTCGCAGGGGAAACCAAGGAGATCTTCAACCCGATCAATCATGAGGCTTCTCTCATGGTTCAGCAGGGTCTGGTTCGAGATACCCAAGAAGCCTATCGCCTCTGTATGGCAATCGACTGCGAATACATCTGCAAACATGCCACCCACATCTACATGCTCAAAGGCTGGGAAAACTCCAAAGGTGCTATGGCAGAATGGACTTTGGCCAAATGTCTGGGTCTGGGGATCTGGTACGAGTAA